AGCGACATGCTCGAATTCAGCATATCTGAATGGGGGCATATTGCCCTAAACCCGACACCCGAAGCGTAAGCGCCGCAAGGTGTGCGAAGTGACTTCCATTGACCAGTTACCAAGGTGGTGAACCATGAAGATTCCATTTGAAATTCCGACACTTGGCTTGAAAGGGGATGACTTCGTTTCGTTCCTTCGAGAACGAATTGCCGAACCGTCTCATCATTGGCAGACACGGGAGACTCAGGTCATCGGACTGAACTGTGACACCGTGAATTTGTTCGTTGGTAGCGACATGCTCGAATTCAGCATATCTGAATGGGGGCATATTGCCCTAAACCCGACACCCGAAGCGTAAGCGCCGCAAGGTGTGCGAAGTGACTTCCATTGACCAGTTACCAAGGTGGTGAACCATGCTTCTGAACGAGTGTACGCAGTTTGACGTCGGTCGAACCGGCTACGGGAGTGTTGACGTGTTGGCCGATGCCGGCGATGATTACTACGTCAACGCATACCACGGCTCTAACCGTGAAACCATCGCCGATGATCTGACGGCTTCTGAAGCTGCCGAACTGATTGACACCCTTAACCGTGTCTTCAAGGTGTGACCATGCTGAGATACATCGTCATCGTACCTTACCGGCGAAACGGCAAATTGAAAGCCGTGAGTTACCCCGGCAGCAACGCAACCTACAGCCGGGCGGAAGCTGTAACCGCCCTAGAGAAACTCCACCGTGGGATGCTCCGGGACGTCGAGACGATTCCCGATGAGTTGAGACCGTGGGCAGAGTCCACCGACGAAAGCCAACGACGTTTGAGACTGAATGGCGAACGATTCCATCTTGAAGAGGCATAACCATGAAAGCGACCATCGAATTTTCCGACGATCAAATCCGCTCCCTACTCTGTTCTGCATTCGAGGGCGGGAGTAACTACTGGTATCAGATTAACGGCGTTAGTCTTCCAGCTTGTGTCACGGTGGAAGAATTCCGTTATGGCGGTCCGCTCTATGATGACAGTTGGCCGGAAACGTACATGATCCCATTCGCTCCGGATTGTGCCCTCGTTATTGCCGACATGGAAAGTGACAAGGCTGAGTACCGGCTGGACCGCCAAGCGCTGGGACGGGGCATGCAAGTCATGGCCAAGAAGTACCCGTGTCACTTCGCCGATGTGCTGAATGAGACCGGCGACGCGACGACCGGCGACGTCTATCTCCAATGCTGCCTCTTCGGGGAACTCATTTACGGGTGATACCATGTTCATAGACGTCAACGACGCTGAAACGATTCTCGATGCCATCGACTTTCTCGACGAGAACGGGGAAGCGACAATACGGCACTACGAACTCGTTGCCGACATTGCCGACGTGTACCCAGAAGTCGGGTATGATTTCGATACACTCATCGGTCGGTCTAACGGAATCTCTTTGGCGAACCGTGCAGCGAAAGGTTACTGACATGAGAACTCCCGGAACGTGGAAGTGGAACGGACAGTTCACAAAACTCCGGAATGGGGCCGGTCAGATTGTGAACACGCCGCGAGACTCGGAAGACAAAGACCCGGAGCGGCGGGCCAATGCCGCCATAATGGAAGCGGCCCCAGACCTTGAGGCCGAATGCGAACGTCTGGCCGACCTGCTGGAAGACGTCTTCACGGCACTCGACGCCGGGGCCTTGGACAGCCGCAGTGTCCACCCCGTGGGTAAGACCTATCGGACCCTTTGCCGGGACTACGTGAAGCAAGCGCGAAAGACCATCACGAAAGCGAGAAAACCATGACAACCAAAACTGACGCCCGCGAACTTGCGGCCGAACTGATGAAGCTGAATTGTCGTGAAATCAAGTTGCAGCGGATACGAGAAATTCTCGATGGACGACTGCACGATATCCGTTCCCGGATGTGCGACGTCACCGAGCAACTGAACGAGACTGACCCGCGGGTTCACGTGTTCGACGACTGGGCGGTAGTCGTCGGATATGACAGTGAGTACGACCGCAACACCGTGGAGATTCTGCCGGTATGAAAACCCCTCTCGGATGGTTCGTGTTCTGCCGTGAGCCAGAACCGGACGGGCACCGTGAATTCTTCCCTGACAAGGGTGCGGCCGAAGAGTACGCCCGCCGTCAGGGTGAGAGGCAAATCTACCCGGCCTATGCCGGTCAACCAGTGGAGATTGAATCGTGAACGAGTGGTACGCCAACGGCCGGGCCAAAGTCATTCACGAACGACCGGATGCGAAACCAGTCGCAGTGCCAATCTCAGGGCCGAAGAGTCGCGAGGTCCGCGACACGATCATCGCGTGCGTGAATAGTTACAAGCGCAACACGCCGTCACCGAAGCAGGGCGGCCAATCACTCATCGAGGTTAAACCATGAACACGAACGAGTCGTTGGAGTTGAAAGTGTGAGAGGCTCTTGCCGTTGACTTGAGGGCAGCAATAGTCGCGAACACGGCTGACCTTCCGTGGCCGTTGAATGTCCCCGCTTTGGTCGATCAGTTTTCCTGCATCGACTTCGCGATGAGTTTGAAAAGTTTCGAGGGGGTGGAGCAACGGAAACAATGGTCGTCGGAGTTCGAGGCATTGGCAGCGGAGCATAGCGGCGACTCACCTTGCTCGCGATGCGGTCAAACGTGGCGTGACTGCCTCTGCTGCGGAGACTCTAACTGCGAAATCTGTGTTTGAAAGTCACTGATGCACGAACTGTTCCAACACCTGAAGCTCGCGTGTGCCGCGGCAGCGCGGGCGACGGACTGTGCGAAGCTGATCGAGTTCAATCACGTCCTACCGCGGGACCGAAAGATGGTGGACGAGCTACGGGGCGCGGTGAATCACGTTGAGCGCGGCTACGGGCATCTGATGTCGGCCCTTGGCTGCTTTGACGCCGACCTAACCGACGACGAACTCCGGGCATTTCGCCGGGAAGTCACCTTTGAATCTTGGATTGGAGAACCATGAACACGAATGACTATCGAAGCGCCGTCAACGGTGAGGGGCCTCTCGCCGCAACATGGGCAGACAAGCCGCACCGTCTGGTCTATGACCTGTGCGGTGAGATTGAGCGGTTGCGAATGGTTGCCGGGGAGCGTATCGAGATGTCTCCGGCAGTTGTGCTGGCACACATGCGGGCGGCTTGCTCCGCGGCGGTTGAACTGGGGGTGGAGACCGTCACCGATGCCCAAATGGTCGTCGATCGGTCACTCCCAATGGTCGTGATGGGGCACCTAATTCGGCCATGAAGTTTAATCCTACGGAGCGGTCGGCCCGATTCCGACCCCCTTTCCCGGCGAGTCGGCGTTGTGAGGTCAACCATGCCTGAACACCTAACCGTACTCGAAACCGTAGGTAAGAACGCCGTCTGCCGGTGTGTCTGCGGGGCATTGATCCGTATTCCCGTCCGGGACGTGGGATCGAATCGAAGCGGGTGCGGCGGGTGTGGGATTACGGAAGCCAAACCAACGATTCGACGTCGCCGGTGGGTTGACGACGAGCCAGAGGTCTTCGAGCCAGAGGTCTTCGAATTTCCGCGATATCCGGCGATGTCCCTCGAATGGATTCTCAAGCGAACGCGGCTTACAGAGACCGGTTGTTTGGAGTGGTGCCGCGGGGTCAGTTCGACTGGGTACGGGAAGACGTACCATCGCGGCAAGAATTACGCGATGCACATCGTGATGTACCGGATTTTCAAAGGGGAAGTGCCGCAAGGGTTGTGCGTGCTTCACCATTGCGACAATCGACAGTGCTGCCATCCCGACCACCTGTTTCTGGGGACTCACGCTGATAACACGCAGGACGCCTTGAAGAAAGGGAGAGTTGCGTTCGCAAAACTGGACGTGTCGCAGGTCTTGGAGATTCGACTGCGGTTGAGGGCCGGTGAGAGCCGGGTGAAACTGGCGAGAGAGTTCAACGTACACGTGACTACAGTTGGGCGAATCGACAAGCGCCAAACGTGGTCACATGTTGTCTGAGGGCTGCACATGCACAAAATGCACAAACCCATTGCACTGCGAACCAAAAGGTGGGTGTAAACTGCAACAAAACAGTTTGCAACCACTAACCGAAACCAGTAAGATAGGTGAATGAGACAATCACCAAAGCCTTGTCGTCTATCGACTTATGCCAAGGGTCTGCAACACGTCGTTTTTGCTGCATGTGATTAAGAGTCAGTTGCTCTGCCAGTTGAGCTATAGGGGCAAATGGTTATGGATATTCGAGTTGTGACGGACCGGTTTCTTCAAAATGCACAGATTGATGCACGAAATCCGACGTCGTGCAAATCGTGTGCTACACTTGAAAGGGCGAATCCCATGTTGCTGACCTTCAGCATCTACATCGCTTCCATTTTACTACCACTTTTCGTCAGTGTCCACGGTCGGACGCTCAACCGATCACGGGTCAACCGGCGACTCGATGCCCTCGCCAAGAAAGAGAGACAGCGATGAATAGGCCGTTCTTCCGAAAGCAGAATCAGACGTGGTATTGCTACGTCAACGGGAAGCAGAAGCGGCTCGCCAAGGACAAGGATGAAGCCTTCCGGCTTTGGCACGACCTGAGCGCCGGTCGTCGGGAGATCGGACAAGACCGACCGCTGGCGGACCTCGTCAGCGACTTCCTGCAATGGACGAAAAACAACAAAGCGCCGAGCACCCACAGGTGGTATCTGGACTTCCTGACGTCGTTCTGCCAACACGCGGGCAACGTGACAATCCGCAGCATCCGCGCCTTCCACATCGAGGCGTGGATCGAGGACGAATACCCGGACGCGAGCGCCACCACGCGGAACGGTCTGATCCGGTGCGTCAGTCGCCTCTTTAACTGGGCCAAGAAACGGCAGGTGATTCCTGACCTGAACAACCCTGTGCTGGGAATCGAACGGCCGCAAGCCGAGGCCCGGCAGACATACGTCGAAGCCGACCAGTGGCGGACCTTGATGAAGCACGTGGACGGATCGCTGAAAGACCTGATGACCGTACTGCGTGAAACCGGCTGTCGGCCGGAAGAGGCCCGGCGGATCGAGTCGCGTCACGTTGACAGGGCGAACAACGTCTGGGTGATCCCGGCGAAGGAAGCCAAGGGTCGAAAGCATGACCGCATCATCGCCTTGACGGCGAAGGCGAAGGCCGTGACCGAGCGGTTGATGCTGAAGTATCCCGAGGGTCCGCTATTCCGCAACAGCCGCGGCGGCCCGTGGACGTCGTCCGCGTTGACGCACGCTTTCCGCAAGGTCGCAACCGACACGGACATTGAGATCACCCCTTACGCCATCCGGCACACGTACATCACCGACGCACTGGTCAACGGTGTTGACCCGATTACGCTCGCCGAACTGGTTGGTCACCGGACGCTCGACATGATCCAGCGGACGTACCAGAAACTTCGCTATCGGCGAGACCACATCCAAGAGAGCGCCAAGCGCGCAGTGGGGGGAGCATGAAGCCCGAACGAGAAAAGAAGATCAGGAAAGCCGCGGAGAAACGGGCGGCCAAGCTGAGGTCACTTCAGCGTCGAAGTGTCTTGAAATCGATGGCGCGTAAATCTACGGGGTGATGATGCTGAAGTCAGTCCTTGAATACCAACTCTCACCGCGCGTCACGATCCGCGCCGGCAGTCGGGTGAAACTGATCGGTTCCGGCGGCGACGTGGTTTACCGGCTTCCGGGCGTTTGGGAAGTCCTTGAGGTCTTGAAGCGGGGTAAGAGACGAACGTACCTTGAAATTCGAGACACGGGGATGGAAAGGCAACCCGGCGGCCGGTACACTGTTTTCGTGGATGGCCCGAATTACCGCCGTCACGGGTTCAAATTCACTCCATACAAGGTGAAGCGAGCATGAAAGCGCCCCGCCGGGTGTCTGGATGCACCCCAATTTAAGCGGGCAGGGTTGCTTGTTGCTGGATACGAAGACCGTAAGTCCACGTGACCTTGTCCGTGGCAGTTTTCCCGGCAACCGCTTTGATACCAACCTGTTCTCTGCACAGGTCGTGCAGGAGACCCCGGCGGGGTCTTTCCCTAGTCGAACCAGTCATCTTCCCGCGGGTCCGTGGCATCCCGCTCGACGACAACGCACGTCTTCCAGTTTTGGAGCGATATTCTCCGACCATCCGGGTTGTAGCCCACGAGTCGGTCGGCAAGGATGCGCTCTACCTTCATCTGCCGCATGCCCAAGGATGACCCTTTTCGAACGGGATAAACGATCCGGCAGCCGGTTTGGATTGGTGATCCGAGGTAGTCAATTTTCGTCAGCACTTTGTGGGCCTTTCCACGGTTTAATTTTGTCACCCCAATACCAACCGTCGTTCACTCGGCGACCATGAATGAACAGAGTGAAACAGTTGCCGCGTGTGCGGTGTTCGCGATTCGCTCCGATGAAATTAATTCCCCAACGATGAAGCCACGGACCATCGCGGGTAATTTGTTCTTCGTAGCTTCCGAAGATGATGGAGATACCATTCCACGGGTGTGTGTGCCACTCATCCTCTTCGGGCCGGATTCTGTGAAACTTGATCCCAAACCATCGACACCGAAACACATACCAGCGCCAGGTCCATTTCGTCTTACTGCCCCGGAACAATCGGTTGAAGATTCGGTCAAACATGATTCTCTTTCCGAATTTTCTCGCAGTACATCGGGTCAATCTCGATGGCGGTACACGTCCGATTCAATCGCTTACACACGCGAAGCGTCGTCCCCGTACCGGAGAACCCATCGAGAACCGAATCGCCCTCAACCGTGGAGAGTTTGACGCACCGCTCTACGAGGTCTTCCCCGATTTGCGTGGGGTGCCACTTACGACGTTGCTTTGAATTCCCCGTGACCCGCGGCACGTCAAAGACGTCAAGCGGCACGCGACCGCGCGGGTCGGCTCGACGGTCGCCGTTCAGTTGTCGCCACGACGGCACACGGATCGCGTCCGGATACAGAGTCGAGCCTTCCCACGCCAACCGCCAAAGGGGGCGATGGCCATTGCCGAGATCGGTTTGCCGGGTTTGCCCGAATGTGAAGGTTTGCACGCAAGGTTTGAATTTCAACTCGGGCTTCTCTCGGCATAACTGACGAACCAAACTACCGACAACCGGTAGCCAGATAGCGTTGAACGACAGCCAACTGATGTCGCAACGGGCGATGACCAGTCGCACAACCTCTTCGAGGTATGTGTAGTAATCCTCAAACTGGTCACTGAACGAGTTGTAGTTCAGGTTAATCCCATCGGGCGGGTCCATAAAGCACATCGTGAACCGCTGGTCAAGGTCCGGCAGGACGTCCCGCAGGTCGCCGCAGATGACTTGGTCATTCACTGGTCACATTCTCCGATCGTTGGACTCGGGCAACACCGATCCGAATAAACGGAACAAGGTCGTCGTGCTCGCAGTCGAGCGTCTCGTAGGTGAAGCACGCCTCTGAACTGTCGGCCCCCAAATTCTCTGCGGTTACGGCCAACCCTTCGATCAGGCTGGCGATCTTCGGCCAACTCGCCGACGCGTTGCTGATGCGGTCTACGTTACGAAGCATGAGATTTCTTTCTCAAACAGGACAAGGTCTTCGACCCCACGCTCACTATTCTCGGGCGTCATCGTGAGTGCTGGTCGAAAGCCAGCCTTGGTCAGAAATACGGACAGGTCATCACCATTCCGCGGGTCCAAGCGCCGGTCGGGGACATACAAGCGCAGGATGCGGTAGCCCTTATTAAGCAGCATCAACTCGGTTTCAGCGATCAACTGCTTAGCAATCTTCCGCCGACGAAAATGCGGCCGAACGACCAGTTTCATCAAGCACGCCACTGTGCTGTTCAAGGCGTCTACCGCGATGAGTGCGACCGGCTCGCCGTAAAAGCACATGATGTTGGTCCCGTTGTACCTCATCCGGTAGCCCCAATCCTCTTCGGACCACCAGTCGGTCTCGTTGCATTTGATATCCATGTCATGCAAGACAGGGATATCGGACGGGACAGCACATCGAATATGGAACACGGTTTACCCCCAGTAGCCGTCATTTCGGCAAACAGATGCAAAGAAATCATCCCCTTCTTCGGCCAACGACTTAGCGGCCTTGTCAAGGCTTTCGCAGATCGCGTCGTTGTCTTCATCGAAGATGCGACCAGCCTCGATGTCGTACCACATGTTTCGGTAGCGGTCCAACAGAGTCGCCCCGAATTCGAGTGACACCTGTGCCCGATGGTTCGCAACCCGAAGTAGCGGAGTTGGTGTCCCGTTCGGTTTGCACACGATCTCGTCGAGCATCAACACCGGCTGGCCGTGCCCGAGCAGCCAGCCATACATTGTCAACTGCTCGGCGAACGTCACGTTTGTTTCTTCCAGCGGGGTCTGGCTGACTTTGAGCGGCCCACTCGGTCTGAAGTCCTTGTGGGACTGGTTGTGGGACTTACTCGGCTTACCACCGTTGGCATCTCGGCAGAGACGGTAGCCTTTCGATGGCGACGTCGTGTTCTTCGAGCAGAACCCGCGGACCTTCCAGTCGAACACGACCGGGTAACCCACTTTGAAGTCCAAGTCGGGCTTCCCGAGAAGGGGGATACCGTCAACCACGTCCCGCACGGTGGACTCGAATCGAGGCTGGGTGGTGGACTGCCGCAGCAGGTCGAGAAGCTCGTCGTAAGCGCCACATTGTCTGTACCAGTAGAGGATGTACGGCCCAGCCTGACGGCCGAAGTCTCGGTTGTGCGACTCGACCTGCGACTCGAACAGTTCGTCGAGCGATCCTTCGAGGCCGAGGTCCGACGCCAGCGAATACTTCACGTAGGCATCAAACGCCGACCCGGCCGCTGCGGGCGACCCCTGCGGAATCCGTGGCGGCCGGTGTTCAGCGAGGTACTTCAGGTAGAACTCGCGTCGGTCGGACTCCCACAGGCATAATGCGCTGTGGGAGAGGTAGGCGGGCTGTCTCATATGTGTTTCCAAATTCTACGGTTAACGATCATGCTGACTAAAGACTCGGTCACCTTCAACTTCCTTGCCATCTTTCGCTTCATCCCTCTGCGAGTGCAGCGTCTCCGAACATCCAACACGTCTTCAACGGTCAGCTTGCTTTGGGCGATGTCTTCGCCTTCCAAGTGCGTTCCGTCTCTAAGGCGATCGGCACAGTTCTTTTCCCTTGTGCCGTAACTCAAGTTACTCGCGTGGTGGATCGCTTTACCTAACGGCCCATGACATACGTCCTGCCCATTCGGTCGCGGACCAATGAACGCGGCGGCAACGAGAACATGAACCCTGAATGTCTTGACGGCACCTTCAAACGCCAAGCATACCGACTGGTAACCTGTTTTCTGATCGATTGAAGGTGACATCACCCTTCCGCGTTTGAGTCGGAACTTTCCGCCGCGGCATCGTACCTTTCGTGTCAGCGACCGGACTCGGCCCTTGTCACTGACTTCGTAGACACCCTCGTAGCCAACGACGGGTTTCCAAATCTCTGTCACGCGTCGCACTCCATGACAAGGCGTTTCAGGTCGTCGGCGAGTTCCGGCATGTGGTCCGCCATCAGCAATTCCATCGAAAGATGCAAAGCGGCCCGCCGGCAACATTCTCCCCAGATGTCGTCGGTCCCGCCTTGGCCATGTGGACGGCGTCCGTCACGGTAAAGGACGCGAGGCAGTGCGGCGGATGCCAGCGGCCGGAGTGTTCCAACCAGCCGCCAAGCCAGAGGTAGGTTTCTGGGTCGTTCATTTCTTAGGCCAGTTGTAGAAGATTTCCTTCGAGACGTCGGACTTCTCGACGGTCAGCATCTTCAGACCGCCTTGCGGCGATCTTACTGTGACGTTTACGAGATTCCGATTTTGTTCGTCGTCGTAGAACTCTTGGACTTCGAGGATGTTTTCCGGTCGGACCCACGTCTTTCCGATTCTCGCTAGCAGCATGCTCACCCCTCAGAGTTGTTTCAGTTCCAAAATGGACCTCGCCAATTCGTGTTGCCCAACCATTCGACAATTCGGCTCGCTTGCCAGTCGGTTACAGTAGGGGCACACACCCCTGCCAAACGCGGTTCGACGACGGGCGACTTCAGTGAGAAGCTCGGCGATCGTGTACTCGTCAAGGTCTTTCGGGTAGCCCACAAGTCACCCCGCCAGATACTGTGTCACGTCGTCCCACCGCTGACTGACTTGCGTCAGCACGGCACGTTCCTCTTCCATGTACTCGGTGTCGAAACCCCATTGCAGGTGATCGAGAAGCTCGTTGACCTGATCCCGGACAAGGTCGGCGAGTACGCTTGGCTCCAGCGCGTCGAGTTCCCAGCTTTCGTCGCCGTACTCGGCGATGTAACCAGCGAATCGGCTGTCGGTCGTCTTCGCGGGATTCGGCGGCGGCTCGTACTCATCGACCTGATCCATGTTCAGGGCTAGCCGCTGAAGGTCGAGCATGCACCCGAACATCTGCAATCGCTCGCGGATATCCCGCGTCATGTCGATGCCAGAGGGGTCATGGTCCCCAAAGTGCAAGATCACGATCTCTTTGCCCGACCGACTACGCTTTCGAAGCCGCTGGGCTGCCGACCACATCTCGGACTGCGACGTGTAGCCGCGGCAAGAGAAGAACGGTACGTCGAGTTCGCTACAAACTCGCTCGAAGACGCCAGCCAACGCTTCTTTCTCGATCCAGACTTCCACGTAGAACTGCTGGTTCTGCCAGCGGTCAGTTCGGTACTGGTCGGCAATGGCATCGACGATCTCGGACGGGCTGTCCCAGTGCGCGAGCGACTGAAGGTTCCGAGTGCGATCCTCGATCGCGTGCCAGTCGATCCGTCCGGCCAGTCGGGCATCGTTGATGAGCGACCCCAACCTCTTGTATTCCTTCTGGGAGTTCGCTATCAGATCACGGGACACGAACTGGTAGTAAAGCTGACGCAAGGTCAACTGATAACCAGCGTTCATGTACTCGTCGATGATCTCGTTCGCCTTATCGATGCGAACGAGACTGTCACTGCGGAATTTCTTACTGACGTATTTGAGTTTGGGCATTACCACTCCTCATCGTCAAAGTCTTCAGCTTCGGCGACCAATTCCTGACGACGCATCTCCAAGCCGTACTGCACGGCATCCAGTGCGTCGAGCGCCTTGTCGCAGAATTCAAGTTCTCCGATCTTGAAACCGAGATGCTCGGTGATGGCGTTGTTGATCTTTTCTTCGAGTGATCTATCCACGGGTCAGGTTCTCCAAATTGCGTTTTTTGATTCGAATAGTCCCTCGCCCTTTACCGATCCTGTGATGCTTCAGTCTGCCTTCTTTGCACAACGTGTAAACGGTGGTCGGGGTGACCTTCAGGTATTCTGAAGCCTCGGAAACTGAGTATACGTCTTTGTCGTCCTTGACTCTCGGGACAGCTTTCATGTTGTCTACAAGTACGAGGATGGCTGCCGCGGCCGGGTCTTCTACGTGCGCCCGGTACAGCTTGAATTGTTCAATCAGTTGATGGTCGATCATCGGAAGTCTGCCACTCTCAACCTACCGGGACCGCCCTGCCCCACTTCCCACCAGCGAAGGTCGGCCCGATCACCTTGTCGAGTTGAGTAACGACTTTGTGCCCACTCTTCCATCTGCTCATAATCAGAAAACACTGCGAACATCGCATGTGGGCACGTCACCGACATCGACTGGCCGCAGGGGCCGCCCGGACCCTTGTCCATATAGATGACAATGCAATTACCCACCTTCAGATCAAAGGGCAGTTCGTCTTGCCAGAATTCCGACACATCTTTGAACTCACTCATTTCAGCGGCCCCTCTACTCCGGTCATGTGGGCGTTGATGCCGGTTGCGTCGCCGTAGACGTGGGTGACATCACCGGAGAGTCCGGACACGTCGCCCTCAAGTCCGCTGATACGCCCCCTAATGTTTGTCACATCTCCTCGAATCGTCGCACGTCCTTCCACGCCAGTCGCGTCGCCCCTTAAGTTTGAGACGTCTCCGTTTAGGTAAGTCACATCGCCGCACAGGTTGGAGACGTCCCCCTTGATGTAGGTGACGTCCCCCGCGATACGCGACGCGTCACCCACCACTTCGTTGAAGTCGCCGAAGATTCGCGACCGACCTTCGATGATATCCAGCATTTGCTTCGGAGTGGTTGCGTGACACTTCATTGCCCGGACGAGCAACAGCATTGTCGGGTCGTCGCCCAATGCGTCGTGATTCGGGCCGCCAAATATTGGCGGCGTCTCACCGGCTAGAAGGCACGCAGCGCCGTACACGCAGCAGGCAGTGCCACACAGATAGACTTCTTGGTCGTAGCCGTAGTCGGGCAGCAGGTCGCGTTCGCCCATTGCCCAGTTGATCGCTTGTTTGACGTGCTCGATTGTTGGCATCACTTCATCCAATGTACTGAGAGTGTGAGGACAGCCGACGCTGTCCAGTACGTTGCCTTGGCGTAGTTACCGCGAAAAAACTGCTCAATCGCGAGGAGCGTGAACAGTGCAACGAGAATCCAGACCATTGACGGCTTCCTGAATCGAGAGATCATAACCTTAGCGATCATAACCTTGCTTTCCTGTCATATCGCCTTGGACCCCGGTCACACTACCAACAATCCTATTCACATCACCCCAAATGCCGGAGACATCACCTTTGATTCCACACACCGAGCCGGTAATGTTGGTGATGTCGCCGCTGATGTCACCGACATACCCGGAGACGCCGGTCGCATCGCCTCGGACGTTAGTGACATCCCCCTGCAATCCATTGACATCGCCTCGGAGTCCCGTGGCGTCTCCCCAGATGAAAGATGTCGGTTCGATTTGGGACAGGTCTCCGTACAGCATCATTTCACCCAGTGAAAGAGTCGTGAATGGCCGTTTGCCAATTGAAAACACGCTTCGAGATGCTCTTTCGTGTTGAATCGATTCAGAACGTTCCATGCCCGAGGAACAAGGATTGCCCACCCACCATGTGCATTGAATTCGTCAATGTTCTTGTCCGAGTCGTCGATCAACAGTCGATTCTTGCTGGCGCAGAAGTGTTTACGTGGACCCATGAGGAATTGACGGTGCAACCACTCTGGCAGATTGTCGTGAATCCAGTCCAACTTCCCAGCTAGGCACAACGGGTCTTTGGTCGGGGCCGTGAGGATGCAGACGTTCTCTCGGCCGAACGATTCGGCAAATTCGAGTATCATGTCGAACTCGGCCGACTTAGGAACGGTCGCCCAGAACTCACGGTCGAACGAATCCCAGAATTCTTGTTTTTCGACTTGTCTCCCTAGAATCATCGACGCCGCTTTGCAGATGTCGAAGCTACCCTTGTTTGGGTAGGTACTCTCTGTTACGTTGACTCGGCAGAAGCGCGTAAGTGCCGAGGTCGTAAATGTATTGAGGCAATCATCGAGGTCAAGAAGAATTTGCATGCCGACCCCAAACTCGTCTGACAATCGTGCGAACTTCCTTTGTTTTCAATTCCAACTGGCGTGCCGCCTCTTCCGGTGAGTACCCCTTTAGAATCAACTTCACCGCCGGCCACTCGGCGTCGGTGCTGCATTCCCAGAAGGGTTGCCACGTGTCGTCTTCAATGTTCATGCCCGTAGTACACGGCGACGCGTCAATTCTGCGCGACTTTATCCACAATCCAGAGTCTATTTCCGAAGAAACCTCGCCGCTCACACTCGGCACGGTCGTAGGGATATTGCGGGCCGTCCGGGTCGTAGATCGTTCCGCGATCAAAGGCGACAGCGTGTTTGCACTTGCCGGCCCAACCTTCGAGAACGCCCCGCCGTCTGCAAATGAAATACTTGAAGTCGAGCCAGTTCGAATCGAGGGGCGTACAGATTTCTTGGATCGTGCTTTGTAGGATGTTCTTCAATGCCGTCTTGGATTGTTCGACAGTCTTCCGCGCGTACTTTCTGTGGAAACGCGATATCCCGATGTCCAACAGGGCATTGATGTCTTGTGAGGCTTGAAGCTGCGAATGCACTTCAAAGGGTGTGACGGCGCACCCGTTCTGCAATCCGACAAGTACGCACTCGTTGGGGTGTACCCCGCGACGTCTCATTGGTTCCGGCAGTTCGGGGTACACGATCTCCGAGCCGTCGTGCCCGACGCTCTGGTAGAACTCGTCGAGCGTCATGTCGTAGGCCATCGCGAACGACGTGGCCATGCAGCCCCACAGTTGGTATTTCTTGAGATGTTTCATTTGATGTGTTTCCAGACTTCGCCTGATCGAATGCGGCTAATCAAGGATTGAGACACTTTCAGACGTGCAGCAGCATCGCGTTGATTTTCGTCGGACTGTCTGATCGTAACAATATCATCAGGCGTCAGCTTCGATTGTCCGTTCCGTGTGCCTATATTCGCTGTACCGTCTCTGTGGCGGTCCATTTGGTTTTCGGAAACCGTTCCATAACACAGATTCTTAACTGTGTTTACTGAAGGGCCGTCAGGACCATGTCGGATTTGCTTTCCGGGTGGACGTGTTCCTAAGAATGCTTCTGCAACAATGGAATGTACTGTTCGTGATTCCTTCCTTCCGGCATCACTCAGCACGACAAGCAAGTACCCATGTTTCAATGTTCCGGGGCATAGCACCTTTCCTGAATACTTTCGCACTCGCCCGTCTCTATAAGACACGATCCGATCCAATGATCTTACGCGTCCAAGGTCGCTGACCTCGTATAACCCTTCCCATCCGACAACAGATCGCCATTCTTCATTCACTTGCCTCATCGATTGCCTTATCTATCGCGTCTTGCGGGTCAAGAACGCCCCACGAATCTTTCCAGTAATCACGCCAATTGGGCGGGCCGAACAGCTTGTCGTATTCCTCTTGAGTGGCAGCCGTGAGCACCCAGATTCCCACGCCGTGCCTCTCCCACTGGGGCCACTTACGACGTTGTGCCCGTGTGAATGAGTAGCGATTCGGGGTTTTGAAATCGACCCACCTCGGCCCGGCGTCCCGACGAAAGAGGTATGCGTCGGGAATTCCGGACTGGTACATGTTCCCGTGCATGATCTCGACCAGCCAGCCGCGGACCTGCAAGAACTCCCGAAGGTCGTTGCGAATCTTCTCTTCGGGTTTCATTTGCACTGGTGCTCAGCGAAGTCGTCAGGGTGGGCTACGTCGTGCCCGGCGTTCTCAAAAGCGTCTAGTTCGAAGGGATTATCCCAGTACGGGTCTTTCCCAATCACCCTCATCAGCAATGCAAAGTAGAAGTACGCCGGTAGGAATAACGGACCCCAACGCTCGCACTGCCGCACGTGGACGTGTTCGTGGCTTCGGCAGCTAAAGAGGCACGGCCCTGACTTTCCGATGATTACGTGACCGAGGGTGACCGCCAAAATCTCATTCCGGTGGAAGAGGCGGCGAATCCAACCGTTGGCGACCATCTCGACACAGCCGAGGAACAGTCGCACACGGCCCCCAGACAAGAGAATCAAGGGCAGCAGGCACAGCCCGAGCAACGTGTTGGGCAGTGCCCAGAGAATCTTCAGTAATCTCACAGCTTGTCCTCTCGACAGGGTTTGCAAACACGGCCGGGCTTCCCCGGCGGGATTGGAGACTCGCACTCGATGCAATGCTCGCGGGGGTTCTTCTGGTCGGTCAACGCGTCCTTCGGAATCGGAAGGAACGTCCGTATCCGACCGGGGATGCCCACGAGAGCTACAGCACGATCTTTCGGGATTCTCATTCAACTACCTTTTCAATATGGACACCGATCACTTCGAGGCCAAACGGCCACTGGTCAATTTGAGACGACAGTCCGTCGAGCACTGATGATAGTCGCTCAACGGTGACGGGATTGTTCTTGTTCGGGATGCGAGTAGCCGTCCCGGCTGGACCCTGAAGGTCGAAGTAGATGTTGAAGTTCAATGCAGAGTGACCTTCCGACCGTTAGGGAACAATGAGAATTCCGTCAACGGCCAATCAACGATTGCGTGCAAATCCTTATAGCGGACATCGTTGATGGACACTGACCCATTAGCGATCCACCGACGAATCTCTGAATTTGATGCGCGTTTACCCGGAAACTCTCGTGAGAGAAAACCATCAAATCGTTTTGAGATTGTCAGTACCGTATTCAATACAGTCAGTTGACCTTCGGGCGGTCGATTGAAAATGTCATCAATCACCGTTCCATCCCCTCGGGTCTAATGGATACGCCGCCTGCTTTCTTCTCAGCCCACGATTCTGCCCGTGGGCACCAGTCGATTCCTATCAATGCAACAGACGGCCGGAAGTTTTCAACGCTCTCGCGGATGACTTCTGTCACTCGATCAACATACTCCGGCTTCACCGGAGTAACAATTTCGTCATGGATGTTGCACGGGGCGACGACGAACTCATGGACGCCGGCGGGTTGCAAGTCCCAGACTTTACGTTGGACGTATTTTGTGATGACCGCCCCGCGTGACTGAATTTCGTGGTTGGCCGCCGCCCGGATGTTGCAGCCCTGAATTGCAAATGCGGCCCCATACAACGCTGAGGCCACTGCACCACTCGCGGTCTGAAGCCGGTCCCGCCGGACGACCTTGACCTTGATCTTCCGCCACTCCGAGGGGACAGAGCGAGCGAGGTCAAACAGTGCCCGGCAGATTTTGTTTTCCAGTGTAAAGTACCGGTGGAAGCCCAGTCCGTTGTCGATCGAGTCGGCGGGTTCATGCCAGTAGATCGCGGACCCGATCCCCGCCGGCTGTCGCAAGCAACTGAACATGTTGGTAATTTGCTTGCGGCGGACGCCGACGCCGGGGTAACGACCGCTGAACTCTTGGAAGGCCGCGGCGGCGTTCTCCGGCGTTACGCCGAGACGCTTGACCAACGTATTCTCGTTACCGCCGTAGAAGATGCCGCCGAAGACCCCTTGTTTTCCCTTGGTGTAGGCGTCATTTTCCGTCCCAGCAGAAGCGATCACGTCCTCATAAGTCATGCCGGGGAACAGTGCCATTGCAAAGAGAGCGTGTAGTTTTTTCCCGCTCAGCAGGTCGGCTCGAAGCTGATCGTCGTTGTACACGGATTCCGCCAGACAGACTTCAAAACTCCAGAAATCCCCCAGCGATAGTTCTTCACCTTCACGCTTGAAGATAAAGTTCTTGCGAATGCGGTTATCAGCGGGTACGCCTTGTGCGTTTAACCCTGAACTTCCCGACATTCGCGACGACAGTGTTCCGATGACCTTGAAGTCAGCATGAAATCGGCCGGCGACTTCGAGCTTTCGCAACAAGTTGATCTCTTTGAGTTTCGACTTACACTTCAGAATCTCGACCACCCGCGAAACAACCGGATGCTCGCCGGCTGTCGTCTTCCCGGTGAACCCGCACCGATGGCACCCGCCGCCGCAGCACTTACTGCACTCTTCCTCATCGATCATCCAACTCGTCATCAGCTTCAAGATCGGCTTGGCAACACTGGCGTCGATGGTGAGGGCTTCAAGCTCATCGAGACACTCTCCGAGATAGGCTCGGATTTCATCCGGCTTATTCAGGTCGCAAGGGGCGGAAGCGACGATCCCTTCTGCCTCGCGCCGGCACTCCCGGATACCGTCAAGATCAACGATGTACCCCCGCCAGCGGATTGCAGCGACAGCACAAGCGAGAACAGAATCGTCGTCCCCGTGGTCGGGCTTGTTCCAATGTTCGTAGAGACCTCGGGTGTAGACGATGTCATCGAGAGCATATTCTCTGGCTTCTTTATTCGTCGCCCAATGGTTGATGTGCTGCTGGATTATAGCCGGCCATGCGTACTTCGTACCCTTGTCTGTCTCGACAGCCCAACCCTTTTCACGCGACGACACGGCTTTTGCGTAGGGGGCGTACCCCAACTCATAAGGCCGGGTTTGTGGTTCGACGTCTTTGAAGTGGTACTTCGGTTTGTAGCCCAACACGTGTTCGGCAATGAACTTCAAACCGCCGGCCGCCTTGAACTTCAGGACGACGTCGCTGAATTCTGGGTCTTTGTCGTTCTCGTAGACCGCCCAGCGAGGGGCGTCCGGGTTCGCCGACCGGGCGAAGTAGATGTCGTCGATCTCGACCCGGCGTTCGAGTTCTTCCGCGAGCGGACCTGCGAGAACGGTGGGCACCCGGCGGACGCGAATGTCTGACCGAGCCATCAGGCTTTGGAGCGACGTCTTCCGCCCGTGCAACATCAGGTCCAGAGCCGACCGCGGTTTCCAGCACGGGCCGTCGCACCCTTGTGGCTCAATCTCGGCGATCTCTTCGATGTGTTCTTCGGGAATCCAGTCGGCCGGCAGCAGCCGCCAGATGGTGTAGAGCTTGCAAATGTGGAAGACGTCAAACGAAAGATTGAAGCCGACGATCGTCTTTCGGCTGAACGCTTTCAGCAGTTCCAACGTCCACCAGACGGGCACCTTCCAGATATCGACGAGATGGATCGGCCCGTCATCGACGGCGAACTGAAGCAGAACCATCATCGAATGTAATCCGGCCGTTTCCGAATCGAGAACGACGGTCTCACCGATGGCGAGTTCGTGCCTGATTTGCGGGATGTCAGATTCTATCATTTGAACGCGTGCAGCAGGATCAGGACGAAAAGGAATTCGAAGTAGTTCATGTCACACCCACCTGCGGATCGTCGTCCGTGCGTACAACCTGCCGGCCTCACGCTTGAAAGAATCCTGTGACCCGAAGTAAGTAGCTGGGGACCATCCCGCAGGGCAGACTTCCTTCGCAATTTCGGCGGCGGCCTTCGACAGTTGTTCGCGGTCGTAGACGTCGTTGAATCTGTCGGGCATTGGAAACACAATCTCATCTAACTCCATCCGCTTGCCGACATGGTCCAACCCGACGACTTCCAACTCACATCTCAAGGACGCGAGACGCCCGAGAGCCGCTTGACAGAATTGCTCTGGCGTCAGTTCGATTCTCAGGAATGTCGTTGACGCGTCGCTGTCTTCAACCTCGATCGTCACACCTTCGTCGTCGCCAAGGATCGTGAGTCTGCCTTCGAGTTTCATAGTGGCGGCCTTTGGTCCGGTTTGATCTTTCGGTAGAGTTTGAGGAGCAGGTGACTCAGTAGGAAACCAACACTGAGTGGAACGCCAAAGGCGATCACAGCGATAATCATCCCAAACCAAATCGCCAGCACGGCGTCGATGAGGTAGTTCAAAAGTGTCAGCATGTCGCGTCGTCGTTTGTGGGTTGCGGGGGTGTGAATATCACGATGTCTCCCGGAAGAACGGGAAGCGAGACAATCGGGTATTCAATTGCGTCGTACCGTATCCATCGAATGACTCGCTTCTTGTCAATTTCGAGCACTACCTTTTCGCCGTTTGTGGATTGCATGGGCTTCGCTCATCACTTCCTCGGTGCTCAACCAGCCGGCAGACCATGCCAACAACCGTGTGACAAAGCCATCCATGTTCAGTCGGATCAACGCATCGATCATCGACTTGATTTCCGGCCGCGTCCGCGTGGCTGCCTTACGACCCTTGGTACACGCCGACTTGTCTTTTCTGCGCACCGAATGTATCTTTTGTGCAAAAATAATCGGATTATCAGCCACGCTGATGTCTCGGATGTCCCGCCACGTGAAGTAGCCGGCCGCGGCCTGCTGCTGCAACGTGTCGGGCAAAGTCAACAAGGCCCTACGATCCGAAACCCACCCGGTCGATCGGTTGAGTTGCTTGGCGACGGCGTAGTTCGACTGGCCCGAGAACGCTGCGTCAATCGCGCGAGCTTCCTCAAGCGGGTTCAGGGAGACGCGGTCAAGATTCTCTTTGAGGTTGTCGATACGGGCGGCCAACTCGTCCAGCCCGGTTCGGACAATCGCGGGGATCGTCTCCCACTTCAGGAACAGCGTGACGGCGATGAACCGGCGATGACCACAGACGAGCCGATATCCATAGCCCTCGGGTATGGAGATGACTTCAGCAGCCGGTTGCACAACAATCGGCTGCTGAAGTCTGGTATTTCTGATTGAGTCCGCAAGTTCTCGGACAGAGTCGGGCGTGAACGCTCCGCGGCAATTGAACGCACTGTCGAAGTAAATCTCCGTGACCGGAATCGGGATCGCGTCATACTCAGTCAGGCGTGATTCGGTATCGCCCGTCGTAGAGTGGGATCGTGTACTCATCATGGATTCTCAGTTTTGCGACGGCAACGAACACGCTCCCGACAGTCGGTGTATTCCCCGTGAGAGCGGCGACTTCGGTAATGAGTTCGTCCATCGACAGACCCTTGTCGCCAGCTTCGGTCAGGGCTTGTAGTACGGACTGTCTTTGGTTCACACATTCACCTGCTTTTCAAGAGCCACGGTTCGAAGTAAGCCTTGCGACCGTCGATCACGACTCCGCATCCCAGAATCGGCTTCGACGGGAACTTCCGGCCGTACTCGAATTGCAGCTTTGCGGCGTCAATACCGCAGCCGACCGACATGCTGAAGACGCGATACTCTGGGTTGGCCCACCAGTTGACCCCCGCCTGCGAATGAAAGTGGCCGATCACCGTCGAGCGGAAGTTGTCTTTGGCCTGCCGGAACGCTGCCCCCTTTCCGGCGGCTCCACTGTCACCGTGGGAGTAAATCACGTTGTCGATGGTCAGCTTGGCGAACCGAGGATGGACCGTCCAAGGGACGTCCCAGAGGTCTCCATAGTCCCGCAGGATTTCCGTTGGAAGGCCCGCGGTGTGAGCTTGTCGCGATGTCAGCGCGTCGTGGTTGCCGATCAGCCAGTCGGCTTGCGGGAACGCCTTCACCAGCTTCGAAACCTGTTTTTTGGCTTTCTTGTACTCAGCCGACGCGTTGCTGAGGGTTGGCATCTTTTCGTGGTACGAGATCGACGCCCAGTCAACGAGGTCACCGATATGGACGACCCGATTGACTGAGTAACCATCAGCGATCCGCTTCAGGAAATCGATGTACCCTTTCCGCATACCGGGGCAGTGCGTGTCGCCGATCACGAGAACTCGCGACGACGCGTCAGGGTGCAGAGTGGTGCGAGACATCTCATCCGCATGGCAGCGGCCGGTCCAGATATCGGAGACTAACGACCGGCTCACGCAATGCTCCGCGGCAATCTGCTCTTGTCGCTTACCGTTCGTCGCGGATAGACTCCGCTTGACGGCAGCAATGGTTTCCGCTGGGTACTTCATTTAGTGCCTCTCCACATTCGGGCGAAGGACGTTGGCCCCCACCCGGCAAAACAAACTGAGCACAAGACAAACCGCAGCAGTTTGACGATCACCCAAAACGGAATACGCCAAAGAACAACCCACCACGGAGCATAGCAGCGGTTGACCGATTGAGGCCAAAACAACAGGTGTTGGATCATTTCTTCCCGATCATAGTTTTGAATCCGCACGAAAGGTTACGACTCTTCCCGAAGGTCGTGTCACTCCGCTCGAACAGTGGGATGATCTCCGAGGGAACGGGCGACGTGTAATCGACAGCCCACGGGACGCCGGCAGCGATTGCCCACTTCACGATCTCACTCGACGGGACGCAGAAGTGGACTGCCTCAGTGCCGCGGCGTCCGAGCGTGAGCATTCCGACGTACTGATCGCCGCTGAAAAGTCCGCCGCCAGAACATCCGGGGTACGCCGTGATGTCGTACTGGTCAAACCAGTTGTGAGCTTGGCCGATTCGAAAAAACCGGGATGGTGACGCAACTGTTCCCCGACTGACGCTGCGTTCGTTCTCTGTTCCGAAGATGCTTCCGATGTGCGTCACCAGCATCCCAATCTTTACGTCTGACTTTCGAAAGTGGATCGGCTTGCATTCAATGAAGCCGTCCACTTCAAGCAGTGCAAGGTCACGGCCGTTGCCGATGCTGCTGTATCTGATGACACGGGCCTTGTACTTATCGATGCCGTGGATCACAGTGACGCCATCGATCCCACCGTCAACAACGTGCCCTGCCGTCCATACAAATGACCGACCGCCGCGATTGAAGATCGTGCCGCTCCCGGTTGAGCCATTGGTTCGAATGACCACACTTGCGTTATGCAGTTCTTCAATCACCGTCTTCGTCTTGGGCGGGTACATCACTCTGGCGGTCACAAACGCAGTTGCAATCGCCATCGCGCACAACGCGAATACCAATGCTCGTCGTCTCTTCATGTCAACCTCTTACTGTTGGGATTTGAAAACGGACTCTTCAGCGTTCAGCCGGTTGTCGAGTGCCCCTTCCGATTCGGGGAATACGTGTGTCTTCCGGCAGAATTCGTTGTAGCAATCTTCGAAGCACTGGGCGATTGTTAGATCGGGGTGCTTGTATCCGATGATTTGGCACGCGTGCATCAGGTGAGTGACTCTGTTCTTCTGACGTTCGACAGGTACTCTGGTGTCTGAATAGACCCAGCGACCATAACACTTCTCGATTGGGTGTCCGCGGTGTTCGTCCATTATTCACTCTCCCAATCGATGTCTTTGGTGATCTCGCCCATAGTCATCATTTCAATCCTTCGGTCCTCTCGGACGATCTCCAACACACGCTCGTCGGTTGGTAGGTGAATCAAGTCCACGATCTCGCAACCCAGATTCTCGTCCATCCCTTTCCTGTGAATCCGATCTTCGGCTTGCACCCGGACCTCACTCTCATGGACGTTGCTGTAGAACACCGCCATTCGAGACTCGGTCAACGTCAGTCCGTATCCGCCCGACTTCGGGTGGGCGACAAATGCAACCCGCGGATTGTCCCAATTCTTCCAATACCGAAGGGGGTCGAGACTCAACTGACCGTCTTTGGTCGTGATCGATTGACCCCGCCCGTCGCACCGCCAGACGTCCCAGCCGGCTTTCAGCACTTCGGCGGTGATTCGGTCGATCGAGCCGGTGAAGCCTGCAAAGATCACAATCCGCCCCGTCTCGTCGCACTCAAGCAACAGGTTCTTGAGTTCGTCGATCTTCGGACAGGGGATTTCTTTCGAGACCCGAACAACCCGCGGTACTTCCATTGCCCCGTTACACTTCGGGCAGGTGATTTCGACCTGCTCGAACTCACCGTCAATTCGCTGCCAGTCCAATGCCTTACCTTCGGTGCAGTGGTCACACTTCTGGACGCCGTCTTTCTCATCTCGGTATAGGAACCCGTCTGAGAGTTCACGCAGCCATGTCAAGCCAGTGATGGTGTTCGGGGCGGAATCTGCCAAAGTCTTCGCGGCACGGAGAATAGACGACGACGGCTTGCACCGGATGGTGCGGTATCGCTTGTCCGGGAGCGAGATGCAGTCTTTCTTGTTCTTGATGATTACGAGTCCCTTCAGGCGCTCGTACAGTAAGGCAATCTCGTTGACAGACGGTTCAAAGTAATGTTCGTCCGGTCCAACAGACGCACATTTACTCGCCGGCACGTTTGGAATTGTATGTTCGGCGCTTAACTTGCCACAGACGTTGCACTTCCGCTCGTCGTCTCGCCATCCGACCCGCTTGTTGAAGACGCCGGCCGCATACTCTTCCGCAACCATGAATGCCAGTCGCTTCTCCAACGACTGCGGACTCCCCTCACGCAGGAACCCCGGCCACGCGATTTCGCATTGCTTCCACCAATGAGTCGGTGATTTCGTTGCCGGCGTACCGGTCATCAGGATAACAAACCCGTCGTAACCGTGTTTGTCGCGGATGCGGTCCGCCACGCTCTGCACAGCCTTCGAACGCTGGGCCGTTGCTGTCTTGACCTTTGACGCTTCGTCAACGATCATCCCGTCAGGCGTCTCAAGACCTTCAGCAATGGCCTTGACGAGTTGTTCGAAGCTGATGAATCGGACGTTGAAATTTGAAAAGGGGAACGAAAACTTCTCGAACTCGAATTGAATAGTCGGTAGCGTATTCTTTGGTCCGACCCAGAGCCAATTACGCTTACCCGATTTCTCGATTACTGCTTGCGCTGCGGCAGATTTTCCCGCGCCCATTTCCACTGCCCAAATTTGGTAGTGGTGGGTGAGTGCCGAACTCGCCATCTCTATCTGATGCGGCATCAGACTGAATTCACCGCCGAAGTCTGAGAACCCTCGATCTTCAACACGTCGGTCAAACCACTCGTAGACATTCTCGCCTTTGAGGTAGCCGAGGTTGAACCGGTTCCGCGGCGTATCCTTGATCGACCACTGCTTGATTGGGTCGTCGTCGAAGCCATGCCACTTCGCACCCTGCATTGCCTTGATCTCATCCTTCAACGCGAAGGGCGACTCGACGAACCAGATTTGGTCGCCGTCGTGTCGGAGCGTGACCGGGTGCTTCCGGTAACGCTTTCCGCTGGGCAGGATGAAGTGGGTCTGTTCGATCATCGATCTTTGTAATCCGGTACGAACACGAACTCGTCATCACGGGTTACGATGAATCCGGGACTCCACCCGTCACCGTGCCAAAGTCGAATTTCGTCAAACTCCATAAAGAACTCGGTTTGCACCTTGTTCATCTCTTCCGCAGCTTGAAGGGTTTGCACAATGCTCGGCAACCACGTGGTGTTAAGGGCTGCGTAATCATCAGGGTTAGGCTTTGTCATTTGAACAACCTGTCGTGAATGAGGGCGGACAACCAGACGACGGACAAGACTCCGGCGGCCGGAATCGAAATAAGGAACGCGACGGTGAGCAGGTCGAAGAGAATCAGTTTCACAACGGCACCCCGGCGAGCTTGAATTGTGCGTGAATGTCATCGACGAGGGGTTGCAAATGAGGACGATCGACCGTCAACCGCTGCCAGTGGTACAACGTTCCGCTGACAACGGCCGCGCTGAATGCGAAGTTCACCGTGTGCGTCGTGATGTGCGGCAGGCCGCACAACTCGACGAATTCCCGCAGTTGATCGTGCGGTGCCCAGATCAAAACACTGAGCATCGCGTGCCTAGCAACGTCAGACTCGATGTCGTCTGTCGCACGGAAGCCGGCCAGACAAGAAAGCCATCGCTCCAACTCACTCAATCGCCGGGGACTCGCATCAGAGAGTGCGGCCGGGCGATGAGGTAACAACTTCTCGCACGTTTGCAGGAATTTCGCGAAATCAACGCGCGGCGATTGAATGAGTAGAGCTTGCACGGTTATCGAGTCCGCTGGTTGGCCGGCTGTTCGACGACTTCCGTCTTCGGCGGGTTGATGAATTTGTTGATCTCATCGATTGCCTTGGCGGCGTCGATGTCGATCGGCGTAGAACACGGGACGACCACGGGGACGAACCACGTGTTGCCGGCTTTGTTCTTGACCAGCTTGGACTTGAGCGTCAAAGGCTGCGGAGCCTTGTCCTCGGCCGGCATGTACGGATAGACTTCCGCGGCGACCGGGCGACTCGACTTGCCGCCAAAGAACAGTTCGAGGAAGCGACCCGTCGAGCGCTCGCAGACCAGAAACGACACGCCGTACATGCAGCCGGAGTTCGATTTGCTCGACGTCTCTTTGATCCGCTGGAACTCGGGATCGCCCGAGTCATAGACCGTAACGATGTCTTTGATGTCGGACAAGTCCATCGCTTTCGGTCGGCGAGCAAGGACGAGGATGTCGATGCTGTTGCCGAGTTCGATGATCTTCTCTTTGCTCTCGGGGATGCCATAGTGACCCGGACGGACCTTGCCGGTGTCGATAGCCTCGCCCTTCGAGTACAGTTGCACGCGGCCGAGGAACTCGGTGCGTTTCGACAGGTCGTCGTAATCGCTGGATGCGAATTCAGTCGAAGGCAGGTTGGTCAAGGATGCGACGGTTAGGCCGGTCTCCGGCTCAGCCGTCCCTTTCGGTTTCGTTGCGGTTTTGCTCATTGCGTTTCCTGATAGTGAAGTTGTCAAGGTGCAGTACCCATTTGAGGGCTGCTTTGAATCCGTCCAACGAGTTCTTTGCTCCCTCAACGGTGATTACAGCAGACGCTTCATTTTCGTTCTCCAATTCGTGTTGGATTTCTTTCAAAGACCGAAGGTACGCCTTCGGCTCACCACTCGTTCGAACGTATCGCCCCTGCTGCCGGCCGTTGACGTAGGCACGGACAGCGGGAGCGATCTCGGCGACGAATTGCTTCGCACTGCAAACAACCGCCCGCGGCAACCACCGATCTTGATCGGGGTGCGGCAGCTTTCGCAGTTCGTAGGCCGACCGCAGGGAAATCTCGCCCCGCTCGACGGCTTTACGGGCATCCTCTGAGAGGCCGAGTAGGCCGAGAATCTGTCGGACCCACTGCGTACTCTTGTTGAGGACGCGTGCTAAGCCCGACAACGTCAGCGTCGGGTTGAGGTCCATGTGGTGACGTAGCCGCCTCGCATAATCGACCGGAGACGTCGGCACCTGAATCGCGTTTGCTTGCAGTTGGAGAAGTAGAGCGTCGTTGTCGTCGCAGTCGATGACCTTGACATCGACGGTGAGAAGATCAAGCATCCGCACAGCCATCAGGCGGTGCATCCCGTCGATCAGTTCGTAGAAAGCTCCAAATGGGCGGACCAGTAAAGGTTTCAATACCCCCCGATCGTGAATCGAGTCCATCAGTTCCTGAAACTCGACCGACCCGGTGTCTACCGTTCTCAGCAGAACTTTTGGGTCTCGAATGTTTGCGACGGCGATCTGCATGCCCACAGTACACGCCCAGTCGGCAAATCTGTTAGCAAAAGTCAGCAGATTTTCAGATTCGTTGTTAGTTGAAGTGTCATCATTTGCTTACGTCGATCGACGCGTCGCGCGGACGATCGGACCATTTCCCTATTTTTCTTTGTATAAGACCTTTTTGTAGACCTCTACAAAGCCCATACACGGATAGTAGGGAAATCATCCGATCGTCCGGAACTTTCAAGAATTTCCCAGAATCACGCGCAGATTTGCCCGTGACTCGTGTACTGGGGGCATGCGAGTTAGCGAATCTCTCACCAGCTTCATCCGAAATCAAGAGCATCACGACCCCGCGATGCTCGACCGGTGGTCTATCGACCTCGAAACGCAGGTCAACGTGTTGGCCGGCGACGGGGAGCCTGTCGATGGGAAGCGGAATACTTGGTCGGATGGGATCACCGAGTGGTACAATTTCCGAATACCCCGTAAAGCCAGCAGCGACCCGGAGTTCAGCGATTGGACCATCCGCTTCCCGCTTGACCTCTACGTCGAAGCCATTGGCTCGACCGGTTGGGATTGGAGAGATCGTGTCAGCCGTTGGGTCGGTTTCGATTTTGACACCATCACTGGGCACGCCGCGGGCATCGGGATCACCGACTCGGAACTGCGGAATGTGCAGGCTGTCGCGTCGGACTTCCCGTTCGTCGAAGTTCGACGATCCACAGGCGGCGGCGGCATCCACCTGTATGTCTTGCTGGATGCCATTCCCACGACCAACCACAACGAGCACGCGGCTCTAGCCCGTGCCGTGCTCGGAATGTTGTCGAGCGAGTCGGGATTCGATTTCGCCGCGCAGGTCGATGCTTGTGGCGGAAATATGTGGTTCTGGCATAGAAAAGCATGGGATGCCGGCGGACTTGCTCTCATCAAGGCGTCAACGCAGGTGTTGACCGAAGCTGACTTGCCTCTGAACTGGCGTGACCACCTTGAGGTTGTCGCCCGGCGGCGGTCGAAGGTCCGTCTCGTCGGAGCTAACGACACCTTCGAACAACTTGCAAACTCTCGGCCGGCGACGGTTCTGGACGCTGAGCATCATGCGGTTATCGACGCTTTGATGGTGACAGGGTTCTCAACGATCTGGGTTGCCGACCATCACTTGCTTCAGACACATACATCTGCGCTGAAGAAAGTCCACGAAGACCTCGGACTGCGGGGTCGATTCGAGACGTTGTCCAGTGGGGGAGACCCCGGATCGCCGAATTCATTCCTCTTCCCTGAGCCGGGCGGGTCGTGGCTGGTCTACCGGTTCTCCCCCGGTGTCGTCGAGTCTCCGCTCTGGAAACAGGACGGCTCAGACTGGACGTCGTGCCCGTACAACCGCGATCTCGATCTGGAAACGGCTTGCCGCGTCTTTCAAGGCACGGAAGACCCGGACAACGAGGGCACATTCACATTTAGCGACCCGAGGAAGGTCGAAGAGGCAGCCGCCTCACTTGGGGTCAGCGTGAAACTGCCGGCACTCCACGGCCACACCGCGGTCATGCGGACGGCAAAAGATGGACGTGTCGTGATCGACGTCGTCGGGCAGGAAGTTGACGGGATGCAAGGCTGGGTCCGGAAGCGCGGGAAGTACACTCGCGTTTTCGGAGTCAGGGCTGTCGTACACGACGCGAAACAAGATTTCGACGGAGTTGTCAGACACCTTGTGCTATCCAGCGGCGATGAGGGCGGTTGGGCAGTGAAGACGAAGACTGGCTGGTTCCGGAAATCCAAAGACAATGTTCGATCATATCTCGTTTCACTGGGTCACAAGAAAGCCGAAGCCGAAGAGATTTTGGGCGGGGCAGTGGTTGACGCGTGGGGCCTTGTCAATTTGCCGTTTCAACCTGAGTACCCCGGCGATCGCCGGTGGAACCTCGGAGCGCCGCAATTCACCTTTTCCCCCGCAGATGATGACGGGCCTCACGAACATTGGGACGCCGTTCTATCGCATGTCTTCCAAGACCTGACTCAGCCACTGAAGGAATCTTGTTGGGCGAAAGGCAACAACATACGCACCGGGTATGACTACGGACTGCTCTGGATTGCGTGCATGCTGCGGGAACCGTTCGAGCCGCTGCCATATCTGTTCCTGTATGGCGGGCAGAACACCGGGAAGTCAATTCTGCATGAAGCAATCGGGTTGTTGATGACTCGCGGAGTGTGCAGTGCAGACCGAGCGTTGTCCAACAACACAGAATTCAACGGGGAACTGTCAAACGCGATTCTTGCCGTTGTTGAAGAACGTGACCTCAGTACCGCGGGTGAGCAGATTTACAACAGGATCAAAGACTGGGTGACGAGTCGCACGCTGTGGATTCGCAAGATGCGGACAGACGCATACCCACAGCCGAACACGCTTCACTTCATTCAGTGTGCAAACAAGCGAGACGCCTGCCCGGTGTTTCCCGGAGACACACGGATCGTCGTCCTGAATGTCCCACCGCCGGTTAAAGACATCCCCAAGCCGACGTTGATGGCAAGACTCCGAGAGGAATCTTCAGCGTTCATGCGAACCTTGATGGGAATGACATTACCGGCGCACTGCGGTCGGATGCGACTCTGTGCAATTGAGACGGCTAATAAACGGGCCGCCGAAGAAATGAATCAGGATTCGTTGTTGCAGTTCCTGACGGAATTCGGTGAGAACTCGGTCGGGGATTCCGTGCGATTTAGTGAGGTTTACGAACGGTTCATCAACTGGTTACCAATCGATGAACGTAGTCAGTGGAGTCAGAAGAAAGTGTCCAAACGCTTGCCGGACAACTACCCGCGGGAGCGGGACGGTAAGAACATGGTGATGATTGCAAACCTGAAGTGGAGAGTACAATGAGTAATGCAACTGTGAAGTACACCTTCACCGATGAAAAGATGGTTTTCCTCGGCCGAACCTTGACAAGAATTCGGCGAGTATCCGATCAGTGTCTTGGTGGATGGTTAGAAAGTGAGAGCAACCTCTCACAAACTGGCGACGCTTGGGTGTCCGACAACGCAAAGGTGTTTGGCAACGCCTCGGTGTCCGGCGACGCTCAGGTGTTTGGCAACGCATGGGTGTACGGCGACGCTCAGGTGTTTGGCAACGCCTCGGTGTCCGACGACGCTTGGGTGTTTGGCAACGCCTCGGTGTCCGGCGACGCTCAGGTGTTTGGCAACGCATGGGTGTACGGCGACGCTCAGGTGTTCGGCGACGCTCGGGTGTTCGGCGACGCTCAGGTGTTCGGCAACGCACCCGACGACAACACCCCAGATGACGCCCCAGATGACGGCAACCCGAAGGATGTAATCGGTCGAAAGAAACCGAACCTGCATTTGATTCCCGCATCGGCGAACATCATCGAAGCAAAGGTCATGGAGTTGGGGGCCGAGAAGTACGGAGCATTCAATTGGCGATCTACAAAGATCAACGCGTCCATCTACATTTCAGCCGCAAGGCGACATCTCGACCGGTGGTTTGACGGCGAGGATAACGACAACGAGTCCGGGCTGATACATCTCGCCCACGCACGGGCGTGTTTGGGAATCCTGATTGACGCGATCATGTGTGAGCGTGCCAACGACGACCGGCCGCCCGCGGGACCAGCTTCGAAGCTGATTGCAGACTTCACACGAGACTAACCATGTTCGCATCCATTGACATCGAGACGACTGGGACCGCACCGGGCTACCACGAAATCATTCAAGTGGCGGTGCTACCGCTCACTTCGGATTTCCAGTTTGCCGGCACCCCGTTCTACACGAATTTGAAGCCCGAGTATCCGGAACGGTCGGACATAGCCGCGTCTCGGACACATGGGATATCGCTCGAAGAGTTGAGGCTACACGCCCCCGACTCCGACAAGGTGATGGAGTTGTTGATCGAGTGGCAGGAGAAGCTCGGCTATCGCCCTGTGCCGATCTCGCACAACTGGCCATTCGAGCGGGGTTTTCTGCTGGCGTGGCTGGGAGACGACTTGTTGGGTGACCTGTTCGACGTCCGCGCTCGCGACACGATGGCGATCGCCGCGGCGATGAACGACCGGGCGGTGCTCAACGCCGAGGAACCGCCCTTTGAACGACTCACGCTGACGAGGTTGTGCCGAAAGCTAAAGGTCAACAACGACAACCCGCACGACGCCTTGTCGGATGCGATTGCATGCTCTGAAGTTTACAAACGAATGCTTCAACTTCAATGGTGAGAAATGGCTGAAATTAAAATCGACGTAGACGTTGTGTGTGATTGTGGGAACACTTTGAACGCGACCTACCACCGTGGTGAATTGGTTGTCGATCCGTGCGACGACTGCATGCAAAGGGCGCAGGAAGACGTACCCGACAATTACGACGCGGGCTTCGAAGAGGGGGCAGCATCGCGTGACGATGACGTGATTCAACTCGAAAGTAGAGTCGCTGAACTCGAACAATCACTCGAAGAGGTCAGTGAGACGTACCCATGACAGTCTACAAGCTCGACGGTGCAGACTCCGCGGAAGCGTGGAACGCACTGATCCAAACCATAAACGACGCTGCGGAAAACTGCAACGTCGATCCGCTCGAATTGCTGGAAGACCCCGCCATTTGGAAACGATCCGACGTGCAGGGCGCGATCGACAAACTATTGGAGATGTGTCCTGAAGAGTTTAATTTCTCTCCGGTGCCTGAACTGTGGAAGCAGTCCACGATCGACGAGCTTGTAGCAGCATTGGAATCACTTCCCGAGTGCTGCTGCGAAGAGGAAGACCGGGATCACACGTCCGAAAAACTTCTCGACGTGACTGATTTTTTCTTCCCGAACCTTGGAAGATTTCTTTACTTCGACTGGGCCGGTTGGATTATGGCGGAAGTAATTCCGCTGACGATCACCCAAATGGCGTGCAGTGAAGAGTCTGTGATTCAACGACGATCCGGCGGGCGAGGCTGGGTCGGCCGCGGGTTCAAACGCTGGGAGATGCGGGTGCAGAATACCCTGATCGCAACTGGCGATGTGATCGACGGGTACATTGACGTCGGTGAAGGGCAATGGGAACCAGAGCCGGATTGTGGGGTTGCGCCGGGGAATGCAACCCCACTTGGCACTCAAGACTCAGAGTGGCGATTTCCATACACGTTCTTCCCCGAGGGAGAACCGAATGCTGTCATTCTGGACCGATTCGGTGTCGAGATTTTCGAGTTGGTTGGTGACGACGAGATTGGATTCGTAGACCCAGCAATCGTCTCGTCGCCTTACGTGGCTGAAATTGACCAGACCTTTGATCCTGAAGTACAGTCGGTAAGGCTGGAAGCTGTGCTGAGACTGCTCTGCGATGCCGAAGTATAAGCTGCCGATCATCGAACCGGATGCACTGACCTACGAGAAGGTTCCGGGGTTGACGATCCCGAAACTGCACGCGGGCTACGTGCGAGACCCGAGCAATCCGTGGCGACAACTCTCGGAATGGGCACCATGCCGTCACCGCGAGTTGACCATGAAGCGAAGGCCACAGTGCGGAGCGGCGTTGATTACGAAATTCTGTCGGTGTGCAGAGTGTCCGGCGAACGGTCGAATTGTGAATCAAGGTACGTGCGACTTTTGCCCACATAGTGACGAGGCCGTTAATGTGTCCTGATTGCAAAGGAACCAGAAAGTACATCGGCCTTAACGTGGTTGAAGACTGCCACTGCGTCGATGTTCCGAAGTTCGTGATTCATTTCTACCGTGGCTTGGAGTTAGTTGCCACTCTCCAATGTCATTACGAACCGGTCACTGGATTGATAGTGTGTGAAGAAAGCCCATTTTTCGCATTTGACCTGACCATGTTGGTTTTGTACCGAAATGGTGAGTCTATCCATTGTCAGGGTTTTGATCGAACCATTGAACCCGGTGACACTGTCTCTTTTTCAATCTTGTCGGGACTCGCATGAAAGTCTGGATCACCGCCGACACGCACTTTGGCTCCCCTGAAATCCTGAATGTCGCCAGCCGAAGTCAGTTCAGCACGATCGAGGAGCATGATGACCATCTGCTGTCGTACATCAATAATCTCGTACATCGAAACGACCGTCTGATTGTCGCCGGCGACTTCGGTAAAGAGCAATACCGACACCGGATCACCTGCAAGGATGTTGTCTTGATCCGCGGGAATCACGACAAGAAAAATCCGAAGTTGTTCACGCGAGTTCTCGACGGTCTGTCAGTGAGATGTCCAGACGGTTTCAAAATCTGGGTCAGTCACTACCCGCATGCGTACTGGGACGGCAGCCACAACGGCCACGGCCATGTGTACGGGCACGTCCATTCATTGCGCGAGCAGACGTTGGATAACCGGTTTCCAGAGAGACGTAGTATTGACATCGGCGTTGACAACGCGAAGCGGTTACTAGGCGAATACCGACCGTTCTCACTGGAAGAGATTCACGAACGACTGATTCGACGTATCGGACACGACCAACTCAGCTTCTACAGGGTGCTCGATGAACAGAAAGCTAAAGCAAAGTAGTACGTGGACTTGTCCGACGTGCAAATCAAAGCATAGCGGCTTCAAAGAGGATCGTTGCAGAAACAAGCAATGCCCCGATTTTGGAAAGGTCAAGAAATGAAGAAAGTACACCTGATTAACCAACTGCGATACCTCGCACAAATGATCGAATGTTCGGACCTTCCAGATGACATCGAGCATTTCGATGTGACTTTGGCTTTCCACCGAATCAACAATCGGCGCACGTTGGCGGCGGTAGCGAAGTTGCTACCGAATCCAATCGCATCGAACAACGAAGGCTGTTACTGGGTAACAGGGCACCAAGATCAGTTGAAAGTCAACGGGTTCTATGAGGCGGGGATGCTGGGTCCGGTAAATCGTTGTGAAATCAACTCCGACCTCGAAGGTTTACTCCGAGAGTATGACGATGAAAATCACTGACGAACAAGTGCGGGCTTTCGCGCAGAACTTGTACGAAATTCTAAATAGAGAGTGGTACGGCCTCGCATGTCACTTCAGAGGGGCGGCACTTACCGAACTCGAAGGCGAGAACCGCAGGCTGAACCGGTTCGTCGCCGACCAAGGTAGGACTTGCTTCGCCTGCGAGACGTGCGGGCACGCCCGCACCGGGCGGCAGTGTCTACACTGCGAAAATTCAAAACTCCGATCGGCATTGGAGAGAATCGCAAACGCAGAACCTTGTTCCTACGTCCAAACAGCAAGAGAGGCATTGAGATGAAGAAACGTGAGCATGAGCTTCTGCTGTACTTCGAAGACAGGCAGGTCAGCTATGGTGGGCAGGTCAACACGATCAACATGACGCCGAAGGATTTCAGTACCGCCGAGCGGTGGAACGATGAAGGCTTCATCACGTTCGGTCGCATCGGAGAGAGTGACGATCTGCCCGGCCGGTACACTCACTGGTGTCGGTTGTCGGAAGACGCGTGGCGCAAAGCACAACGTCTTCGCCGCAAGCGTGCAGCGAAGACGTTTAGAAAAGGGTGGAAGCCGGCTACACAGTCCAATCGATTTTGATTACCATTCGACGGCTCTTTCAAAATCTGAGGGCGGAGCACCGACCACGGATACGGCCCGTGGCGATGGTGGGGAGTTCAGGCTGACCCGCATCGAAGCACTGCCCGGATGCCTGATTATTCATCAGATTTCAAAAATGCCGTCCCGGCTCCCCACTGATCGCCTTCGACGTCAAATCGGAAATCGAACTCTTTCTCGTCCGTCCCGTCGCCCCACAGGGCATCCGTGTCAATGACTAACTTCCCCTCACTGTTGATCTCCCTCAAAATGGTGGACAGCAGGGCGAACTGATTGTTCCCGCTTTGGGTGTCAACCACCCACGTCTTCGTGATATCAATCACCGGAATGACCGGAAGCGGCGGGATGACCGGCCTCGGAATTCGGGGTGCGTAGGTCAGCGTCAGATCGACGTTGGGCCTTGGCGACGCGATCAGGTTGAAGTTGGTGCCAGCAGGGATGAGCGGTTGCGCAACGAAACCGGTATCCTGTGGCGTCGGGTCGCCGTGATCGGCAGGTCCGACAAACACGATGTTCGGCCCACCGATGAAGATTTTGCTTGAGCACGGGCTGGGCAGATTCAGGCTAGATACGGGCAGGTCACCAGTCGCCCCCTCTCCCACATTGTCGCCGCCGGGGAAATCATCCGGCAACGGGAACGTACCCTCGGCTGCCGCCGGCCAGAAGAATTTGTACGGCGACATCTGACCGGCCTTGACCGGAACAAGGCACTCGAAGTCGATCGAATTACTTTCAGAATCATATACGGCCTGCTCGACGATTGCCTTTACGTCATTGTCGGCGACGAAAGTCCGGTTGAAGTCCAGCAACACCGTGTCGAACGTCTCAAGTCGGAGCATGTTCAAGAATGTCTTGAACTTGATCCGCTTCCACGTGTTACTCTTGCGGATCAACCAGAACGTCGCAGCCTTGCGAATGATGTCCGGCTGGTTGTAGATGAACCAGTCGAACTCTTCGGCCTGATCTCCGTACTTCGCAACGTTGTGCCGAAGAATCATCTTCCGCTCGTCGTCGTCGGCATACGTAGGTCGCCACGTGACGTCCATCTTCGTGACGAGGTCTTCGGTCGGTGTCAGCGTGACGCTGATGCTCTGGGCGGCGACGTCACTTTCAGTGATCGTATCGTCGGCAGCCGGTTCTTCGGGCAGGTACTTGAGATGGACCGTGTCATCCTTGATGAACAGTGCGCACCGACATTGGAACGCGATCTTCCGCAGCAGTTCGAGAATCTGCGGGCGGTCCAGCACGGCGAAACTAGAAGGGAATGGTGTCAGTTTCGTTTTCACCGCGTCAAAGCTGGTCGTATCCTTCGACAAGTTTGAGTACGTGTCGATCAGGTATTCCATCACGTCTACCGTGTTCGGCCCAACTGACGATTCGAACGTGACGTAGAGGTTGTCTTCCCAGCCTTGATCGGGGATCGACGACAGTTGCTTTGTCAGTCGGACGGTCTCCGCGGTGATCGGGCCGAAGTTCTCCGTGACCTGACTCCACAACTCGTTGGGTACGTTGATGAGTCGGCGAATGCCTTCGAACTGCTTGTAGGCTTTCACGGCAAGCACTGTGCCGGGCACGATAGAGACAATGTGCGTCTCAGGAAGGTCTGAGATCAGTCGCACCTGACTCCCGGCGTCCGCCCAGAAATGCTGAGCGACCTGCGTGACGTTCGTCCGTCGCTGGGTAGGCGGGTTGGTGATAACAATCGTCTGGATGTGACGCGGCGGGTTGATATGTCGCGGCGACTGCATCTCCATGTCGATGATGTTATTACCCAGCAACGACTGCTCAAACAGCGTCTGCAACCCCGTTTGTGAGGTTTCGATCCCGCCTGTGGACTGGTCAAAGAGTTCCTGTGCGCGAGCTTCATTATCTGGATGCCGGCGACTGGTGATGCGAAACGTTTGACAGTCGAAAACACCAGTGAACAGCCCGCCGTTGATATCCACTTGCACGGGGATACCCTGCGGGAAATCCTCGCCGCCCAGAATGTTGATCTCGCTGGGACCGATGTTTACCGGGTCGTTGAACCGCTCGACGTCCTGCGTTCGCCGTTCCTGCGCAACTTGCGACGACAGTGCAGCCTGTGCGAGGATCACTGACATCTGGTGGGTGATGGCGTTGATCTGAGATCGCAACCGGTCGGCCACACTGTCGTCAACTCCGAGCCAGTCGGTTGCTACTTGCGCCAGCAGACTCGACTGCGTGTTCAGTTGGGCGAGTTGCGGTCCGACGTCTTGCAGGTCGGCGTCATCTACCAGATGGACCTTCTTATGAAGGTCAGTGCCGCTGATGATACCAACTCCCTGCTGAGTCGTGCCGGTGATCGACTTCGCAATCCGCAGCGCCGGCAGGTCGAGCACCGTGCCGAATGCAAGCGGCCACGGTTTGCCGATCAGCGAATCTGGAATCTGCGGGAACTGACCCTCTTCGGCCGAGAACCCGACTTCCTTTTCTTCGACGCGGGTGACGACATCTAGGGAGAAAGTTCTCGCACCCTCATTCCACACGATGGGAGAGTTGATTTGCCCGCGGAACAGCAGAAACTTGTCAGAGAGGTCAAGACCTTCGAACCACTGGTAGACGCGGACATCGCGTTTGTGTACGTCATGTTGATCGAAGATGTGCTTGATTGTCTCGTCGGAATCATCAATCGTCAGGCTGATTTGATTCGAGTCTGACCCACTCGTCACGCTGACGATGCTATCTACCGCAGAAAAATCGAGAATCCGACCGGCTGCTACGCCGGGAATGGTTTTATCTGCGTAGATATGCCATGAACCGCCTTCTACCCATCGAATCTCGACGATGTTTACTGGTTCTGCGCCGTGCGTCTTGGTAATCTCAGCGAGAGCATTTGCCGAAATGGTTCTCATCGTTACGACCGTTACAAGTGGTGGTGTATTGGTTGACTCTCTACCGCGAGAGTAGTTTTATTGACTGAAATGGTACACTCTCCGCGTACACCTTTTGGAGCATGCGACTATGCGAAAACACACCCCGATTCCGAAATTGACTGACAAGCAGATTAAACGGTTCTGGTCCAAGGTCTTCAAGGGTGGGGCGGACGATTGCTGGGAGTGGGCTGCAACAGCTAGTAGTAACGGTTATGGAGTGGTGTCGTTGAACTACTGCGCTTTCGGGCCGCATCGAATCGCCTACTTCCTTCATTACGGAAAAGACCCCGGAGACAAGTTAGTCTGTCACAAATGTGATAATCGACTATGTTGCAATCCGCGGCATCTGTTTCTCGGTACTCAGAAAATGAACGTCCAAGATATGTGGCGAAAGGGCCGTGGATGTATGTTGAGGTTAAAGGGTGAGAGAAGTGCATGCTCAAAGTTGTCCGAGTCGCAAGTAGTAGCGATTCGTAAATCAGATGCACTTCAGCGTGTGTTGGCCAAACGCTACAAGGTCAGTCTCTCGTTGATTAGCGCAATCAAACTACGAAAACGCTGGACCCACATCTAAACCTCTTCCCCCTCAAACTCAATCTGCGCTGAGTACGTTTCGCCTCGAATGCCTTGGACGTCCGGTCTGCCCGAACGCTCACTGCGAATCTCAATGGGATTGTTCATCAGAAAACCGACCCACTGACGGTTGTTGTGGTCTGTGATCTTTACCCGTGACCCGAAGTACGCACGAACGAATTCAAGAAGTTCGATCGCCTTTGGTTGTGTCAGTCGGAATTGCCAAGTCAACCGGCGACGGGGCTTGGTCTTGCGGTAGACGCGAACGACGTTGTTCATGGTGCGTCTCGGGATCGCCTCACCCGTCGCACCTTCCCCGTCGCTAAACTCCGGGTCGGGCAGGATCGTTGTCGTTTGAAGCGTGGGATACGGGGCTTGCAAGATCATTCGCGTCTCCCTTCGAACTCAACATTGATCGTGAACGAGTCCTGCCGATCCTGAATAACCGCCTCGGTCGGGTTGGTCACAAAGCCACGCCACAGTCGGCCCTCATGGGTCAGAAGCCCAACCTCTTCGCCCACGTGATTCTCGATGAAGTTCAGGACTGGTGCGGCGTCTTCCTCACAAATTGCAGACACGGTAAAGAGAAGTGTCTCAACCTTCGGCCATTGGGAATCAGCGAACACATTCAGCGTTCCACCGCGGCTCTCGCGATTGATCCGATCAAATCCCAACCTGTCGATGTTCCCGATATTCATACTGCGGTCGAGCGTGACCAACTCAGAAGGTGTGTCGCCCGCCGGAAATCGCAACTGAAGACCCTTCGTGAATCCGGCATCATCGGGATCAGACAAGGTCGCGGGCGGCGGCGTCGGGTTGCCGGCGGCCCCTTCCCCGATGAAGGGCGTGTAGAAGCACTCATTGTTTACGCCGTCTGTCAGGAACAGAACAGACTGTTGAAATGAAATCGTACTGACCGCAGAAACAGGGTGGTCAATCAGTCGGGCCGCTGTCTGCGTGAATGCGATATTGTTGAACGCGAACTGCGATGCTGGCTCTCGTACTGGGTCGGCAGACTGCGTCAGGTTGAAAACACTGACCGCCCCGAGGGGGACATCCGCGGATTGCGCGAATATCAACACATCACTGGCTCGGTGGGCATCGCCCATACCGGCCGCGGTCTGTGCAAACTGGACTGTATCTACGGCTTGTGCGTGAAGATTGCGGCCGGTTGCGACCTGTGAAAATGACAGGGTACTCGCGGCATCGACCAGCACGTCCGAAACCGCGGAAGCCGTATCGGTGAAAGTGATCGAGGAAGCCGCATCAACCAGAAGAGTGTCTACGACATCGGCAGACTGCGCAAAGGTGATCGTGTTCGACGCATCAACGAGCCGATCCAAAAGGCCGACCGCCGTTTGACCGAACACCACAGTTGACTCGCCGCGGCCGGCAAGGTTCACGCCGGTTGCGGCGTCTGTGAAGACGATGGTCGATGTAGCGGTATGTACGTCGATCCGTTCGAACAGAACCGAAATGTACTGTTGCGTGACTCGGATCATCTCACCGTCCTGTTGTAACAAAAACCGCCGGGGAAGTAATGCAAGGCGACACCACCACCACCCTACAACTCCCACCGGCGGCTGCACGCGTTCCGCCGCTCGCGTTTACCCGTGCTCGATCCCCCATTGTGCGTTGTTCAATGCTGCCGGTTGCCACGCCGCTGAGGTATCTGGGTCATCCTCAACCACCTTATGAAAGTGGTCATAAGTGGTGCTGGTGACAGCTTGGTTAGAGTCACCGCCCCCAAAACTCGCATCTGATTTCACAACCTGCTTCAACGTGAACGATGTACCGGTAGTTTTCCTCGCGATCGCGTTCAGTTGGACTCCATGAATCTGTCCACCAATCGACAACGAAGGGAAATTGAACAAATCCCGTTCAGACACTGTGTCTGAATCGAGGTACGACGTGTCACCGTCAAAAGGGGTCTCATCAATCCGGTCGAAGTGATCGGTGCCACTATCCGGCGACCACTCAGAGTCATCACCGTCAGACGTAGGGAAGATGTCTCGGACGACGCTGTCACCTAAAAAGGTACTGCCAGTCTGCAAATACCAGTCGTCGAATTCCACGTTTCGGTTACAGTCATCGGCGAGAACAATCAGGTCCATGACGTCGGTCGCAACGCCGCGGGTGTTGACACCGGCCCCGGAGACTTCAGTGTCTCCGTCGATTCGCATTTCGAACGCACCATCGCTGGAATCCACCTTGTAGTACAGTTCGACGTAATACCACGTCCCAGACGCGAGAACAGTCGTCGATGTGCCGAGAAGTTGTACCGCAGCCCCGCGATACAATTCTAGTTCGTCGTCCGCGTTGATCTCGATACGGCACTGCTGACCGGTAGGGTCGTCATTGAGTGAGAAGATACGCCCAACTGACACGCCACTGTTGAATCGAAATGCGAATCCGGTAACAAACTCTGAATTGGAGTCGATGAATTTCACAATACGTGCCGGAGACGCATCCATGCGTAATGACTTTCCGGCTGTACCGCGACCCACCCCGACCTTGACGGCGGAAGAGAGGTTCACGCCGTCATATTTCACGCCGAGGTCGCTTGTAGCTACGTCACCGGTGGAACCCGGCAACCAGTCGAACCCTTCCGCCCAGACCAGCATGATTACGCGCTCACAGTGTAGGTGACCTTCGCCGTTTCACCGTTGTTCACCGCGACGTCGCCGCCGGTGAAGAGGGCCGTGGCCCACAGGACGTTGCCGGCCGCTGTGTGGTCGCTCTTGGTCTGAGCATTGGTTCCGCCGGCTACGAAGAGACCCTTCACCGTACCGGCCGAGGTGATATCGAACTCGACAACAGTAGCGTTAGTGATCGACTGACTGGCGGGTTCGCCGGGCGTCCACGTGGGCCGTGTCACCGCCGAGTCACCGTTGGCGGGATCAGTGTAGTCAGCGAACTCGTCCCAACCGTTCCCGGCTTGGTCGATGTCGTCATAGATGTCGTCTGCGGCCAACGCCGTGAAGCCGGCGAGATCGATCAGACCGAGGAACCACGACGTTTTCTGCGTACCGCCGTCAAACAGTACGTCTAAAGCGTCGTTCTTACCTTCATTCGTGATTCCGTTCTTGGCCCGATACGACCGCAGAAACTTGTCGCCGCGCCACACTTCGATGTTGAATACCCCGCCCATCTTATCAAGGGTGTGCCTTAATCGCATGGGAGTCGGAGCTTTGACCACTTTGGCGTTATCCCGCAAAAGCAAACGGTTCATTCTTACCTCACAGTTTGGAAGTTCCGCGGCGGAACTCGCGCCGCAATTCAGAAGCAACTGCTCGCGCGGTCATCCGCGGTGACGAGCTTTCGTTGACGTTCACGGTCACATCACCGACGTTGGTGACAGCACCGCCGTGATTCAGACGCAGACGTTGGTCGGCGTTGAGAGCTTGGAGCATCGCGAAGTGGCGTCGCGATTGACGAGCATTGACAACAGTCTCGCCCGGAGAGAGTAAGGCGTTGATCGTGTCACTACCTTGCGTTGGACCGCCGTGGGCACGCCCACTGGGGGCTGGTTCCTGACCGGAAAGAATCCGATCCAACTGATTCTGACCACGAATCAAAGCATTGATTGTGACTTGTACATTCGGGTTCTCTTTCAGGAACCGAAGTTGACTGGCGACGGCAGCCAAAGCCGTTTGAGCTTCGTTGACTCCGCGAATGTTGAACTGAGTCTCCGTGGTGCTGATTGACTTTTGGAGATTCGCCAATTGATTGAGGCTTGCTAAGGCGCGTGTAAGATCAACAAGCTGATCTTTAATAGCCCCAATACCTGCTGGACCGTCTTCCGATGCGCGTTTGGTCAATTCAACAAGCGAAGCTGTAAGTGTCTTAACCTGCTCCGATGTTACGTTGCCATCCTTGCTTACAGCCCGTAAACTATTAGTGAAGACGTCCAAATCCTTAGCAAGTTTCAGACTGGCTCGACTTTGCTGCGCCTCCGTATCATCCTCTTCAAACCCGCGAGTACGAGTCTTGATAATTCTACTGACGCGGTCGCTAAGATCAGGAACGGCACCAAGTACCTTGGGCAGTTCGCCCTGAATCGCCTCAACCTGTCGTCGAGTCTCAGCCAATTCCGCATTTGCTTGGCGCGCCTGTGTGATATTTTGTTGGACCAATGTCAAACCACGTTGAAGGTCGTTGACATTTTGAATACGGCCGCCGCCAGAAAATCTCTCGATGATAGAGAGACTTTCAGGATCGATTGCCAGTCTGATCTGACTTTGCGAAGCCTCAGCAAGCCTTTGAACCCTCTGAATTTGATCGCGGAACCCTTCCTGCACGTCAACATTCAACTTAATGGGGCGACGTTCAAGGTCTGCATTGATCTCGCGAGTCAGTCGAGTGATTCCCAGAATATCCGCCGTACTGATATCTCGCTGCTGGAACGCCGCACTCTGAAAATCTTCAAGGGCTTTCCGTTGGTTTCTTTGCTGCCTTGCAAGAGCCTCACCCGAAAGAGGTTGACCTTGCGCGTCAGTGGCTTTCAGATTTGCAAGCAGCAGTTTACCCGCTTCGCGGAGTTGTTCATTTCGTTTTTCTTGAAGAACTTGCTCACGTTGAAGGTTCGCTGCGCGTTCGCCCTGAATCTTTTGCAGTCGCTCTTCGAATGCAACTTGCTTATTCAGCAGCGAATTGATTTGTCGAACTGCATCTTCCTCGGCCGTCCTATCCCCACTGGAAATAGCGGCTTGTCGAGCACGATCAGCGAACTGAATCGCACGTTGAAACTGCTGAGTGATTTGCTGAGCGACTTTCGGATCGGCAGCTTTACTGAACAGTTCACCGGCTTTACCAGCTTCCTGACGCGCCTTGGTCAGCAGACTTTCAAATTGATCGACCTGACTCAGACCGCGAAGATCAAACTCAAATCTTCGATCCGATTGCGAGGTGCCGATATCAAGAACTCGTTGTTTGCTCGCATCTTGCAATCGCAATGTTTCAACAAGTTGGCGCTTGACAACATTTACCAGACGCTCCCTATCTCGGATCGTCTGATTAACCCGTCGAGACGTGGCGTCTGAAAATTGCCTGTCGGCGAAATCAACATCTTTCTGCGCCTCAATGAATTGCGAATTGAGGTCGCGAAGACCTTTTCGAATGTTTCGAATTGAGTTGTCGGTTGCTTTCTCAGCCTTCAAGAATTCGGCTTCGAGTTTGGCACGAAACAGTTCTGAGTTACGACCCGTCAATGTCAGACTTTCGTCCAACTCTCTGAATGCCGCGCGAAGTGGGGTGTCTCTAAGACCGGAAATCTCACCGCCGATTGTCCTTAACCCGCGGCCGAAAACCAGAAGTCCGCGAACAATTGGGGGGCCAACTTCCGTAACGAAGAAGTTCTTGAACTTATTCAGTTCAATAACCGCTTGTTGAGAATCCGCTTGGATGAATTCCGCGAACTTCAGATTAGTCAGATTTCGGTCGGCTTCAGCAATCTTTCGGGTGGTTTCTTCAACTTCATCGGCGGTTTTTGCGATAGCTTCAGCACCAGCACGGGCGCGGATTCTAGGGAACAATTCGGTGAAATTAGCACCCGTCGCACGCAACTCTCTCAGAACTCCGGTCAACGTCAAAGTTCTGACCGCTAACTCACCGCTGGAAAATCCCAACCGCTCAAGGGCCGCCCGCATCGCCTGCGAGGGCTTCAAGAGCGCATTCATCACGCCGCGAATCTGAGTTACGGCCTCAGAGGTTTTCAAACCGCGAATGGTGAGAGAGGCAAGCACACCTTGAGTCTCCGCAAGGGAAACTCCGAGAGCCTGCGCAAAGGGCGGAAGTCGTCCGAATGAAGTCGCCAGTTCAGAAGCGGTAGTTCGCCCCAGTTCAATCGTTTTGAAGAATTGGGACGAGACCTTATTGACTTCGAGTACGCTCTTCCCAAAAGCGTTCAGCGTACCGGACAGCAGATTCGTACTATCCCGGACTGACGCAACGCCGACTTTGGCAAACGTCTGAACCGCCCGAAGAAATCGAATCTGTTCGTCAGCGCCGCGGCCAATCTGGTTCGAGATCGTCTGATACAGACCCGCAGCGGTGTCGAGAATCGGATTGCCGAATTCGTCTGAGAGTTGTCGGACCGTTTGGGTAAGTCTCTCACTGTTACCAAACGCACCCCCGGCGATAGTCTGAATCTCTTCGATTCGCGTCCCCAACGTGATCGATTCTTTTGCTGCATCACCAAATGCCGCTTGAACACGTCTAAGAGCACGAACGATAAGCTGTGTGACGACGACTCGGCTTAGCAACTGCCAAGACACGGTTAGACGTTCAGTGGATTTGGTCGCACTGTTAAGGCCCTGTTGAACGCTGCCGCTGGCCGTATTGACATTATTGAACACCGCTGCCGCAGCATTGCCGGCAGTGTTGAACCTGTTCAGCGTTTTGCCGAGACTGCCGATCCGCCTGTTGAAACTTGAGATCGATTTATTGAGCGAGTCCAACGAGGCGAGTGCCTTTTGGACGTCAAAACCCAACTCTTGCGTTATGTTAGCCATTACACTTTATTGTGTTTTAGGTACACAGATCGGCACAAGTCACGAAACTCTTGTGATGTCAATACCCACTTACACCGGTTGACCGTTTTGTGTACCCACTGGACGTTGTTAAGATCATAATGCTTCGATGGATCAATTCGATCTAATGAGGCAGTTGTCTTTGTGTCTGATCCAAACTGCAACTCCCACCCAGTTTCAGCGCACTTTGCATCTTGTTCTTGAAACAGTTCCCACGCCTGATGGATTGTGATGTTTACTTCAAGGTCTCGTCTGCGAGCATTTGACAGTAATCGAGTCCAATACCTTCCCGGAAGATCACCAACCCCTGTCCATCGGCCATTGTCTTTACCTGACTTCCTACATTTGACACATCGTTGACTAATCCCCCGCACCAACGTCGATGCGGAAATAGCTCTGATAGTGCCGCTATCACAGGTACACCGGCACCAATAATACGATGACCTGTGAGTAATAGACCGATCGCCGACAATCCAAGTGCCGAATTGTTGACCTTTATTAAGGGCGAGTCGTTTCTTAGCCATCAGATCGTGATCGTTGCACCAGCTTTGAGAAACTTGAACGGGTTGGGAAGTCGGACCTTCCCGGCGAACTCATTGAACGTCTCTCGACCCGCTCCAATGAAGTTGTACGGGCCGGGACGTTCCAAATGAAAACCCTTCTCCAATGCGTTTACATTCACGGACTCATTGATGATGAGATGGTCTAGGGACGTCCGATAAATGAACGTGTAACTCCCCTTCGACGATTCGATAGACAAGTCGCCGTCGCCAAGTGACTTCCCCAGACTGATTCGACTGGGGGCAGAAGGGGATATGCCGAGGGTAAGAGACACCTTCGACGCTAACTCCATGAACGTGGCAGCAGAGGCACCCGACCACACGGGCATGCCGCCCTTACTATCGTGCAGCGGGCCGTTCAGAACGATACGTTCAAGCCATGCACGGGCAGCAGCTTTGACTTGCGCCGTCATGTGTTCGCGAAGTTCTTTCTTGTAACCCCGCAGGTCGAACTTGATAGGTCGCAAGCGAGCTTGAATGCGCATTGTCAGCAGGACATCCTACTACTTCGTATCCACACCAGCGAATGCAGCCTCACGCTCAAACGCGTCGTGGCTGTCGATTTGGTAGAAGGCCACGATCAGGGCTTGCGTGACCGGGCTACATTCGTCCCAACTCGCGGCCACTCCGGGCGGCCTGATCCCGAGACGGGCACAGGCCGCCCAGATTTCGAAGTGGCTGGTGCGAAACTTCGGGAGCGTTAGCTTTCGGGAGTCGGCTGCTGACCACGCAGAAAAACATCCCGCGCCCACTTCAGCTTTTCTTCATCGAGGCAGTTGACTTCCATGACGTGCCGAAGAATGTGACCGGCCTCGATCTGCGTGAAGCCGGCGGCCTTGAAGTCATCCTGCCAATGCCGCCACGTGGACGGTTTCTCGGGATCGACCTTGTCCCACTCGATGTTCGAAGGCTTCAGAGTCTCGATGACCATCCAGCCCATCCGCTTCTCGTTGTACTGTTCAACGAGTTGCTTGTAGCCGGGATCGTCGTGGTTCTCTTCCCGACCCTTGGGGGTCAATCGAACGGGGACTTTTGGTGCGGGGCAAGCCGCGTCAAACGATTCGAAGTCGCTAATTGCCCGCCCCACAAATGGGACCATCTGGTCCCCGCGGGGTAGAACAAGGACTTCCTCATTCGGCCCGCCCACAATTACGCCATTGATCTTCATCTTCGTTGCCTCAAGCTGATGGTGGTGAAATAGTCAGGGTTGCTCTAGTTGAGCAACCCTGACTGAAGAGCTTTTAGAAGCGTTCCGTGATCGGCACCCGAACGTTGCATCGCCCGGAGACCGAGATTTGGGCTTCGCTGAAGTCCGGGGCACGGCTCTCGGAACGGAAGTCCGGGAAGGTCGTTCGCTCGGACTCTTTCGTGCCGCACGGGGGAACGTGTTCGACAATCACGTCCACGGCATACGGTTCGCACAGGTCTGCGGCCGAACTGACCCACTCCGTGGCACTACCTCTGCGTTTGATCGCATCCATCGGAGCAATCGTTTCGCCGGTGCCGGTGGTGATCGACTCGTAGACGAACTCAAGATCGACTGACAGGGGTTGGTCGTCACCTTCGCGAACGGTGTCGAGCTTACCGCGGTCGAGTTCGTACTCGAATTCATCGGCTTCGGTGTACGTCAAGTTGCCGTCGCCAACCTTGATTTCGATTCGCTGAGGAAGGAACGTCAGGACACCGCCGTCCACGTAAGTTCCAGCACCGAGTGCGGGTGTGAACTCGATGTTCGTGGTTGTCCCGTTCGCGGGCGTGCGCGCCGTCACGGTGTGAATCTGTTCGGTATCAGTCTCGCCGTCAATGGTGAAGCGGGCACCGATGGGAATTTGATCGGTAACGGTCGAGTTCAAAACGACCGCCTCAACGTCGGCGTCGGTGTCAGTCGCCACAGGCGGGGATGCAGTAAGCTCGGCAACCCCACTCAGACCATCCTGAATGAAGATCGTGGAGTTCCGCAGGTCGATGCGAGCAAACGCGGCAATGCAGGGGGTAGAAAGGTAGCAGTTCATGTTAGTCCTCAAGGTTCATCTGATAGCGGGCGTCTACGATAGCCTGCTTGACGCGATCGGTTTTTTCAACCTGACCAAAGTGAAAGAGTTTCGTCATGTCACCCTTGGAATACCGATTCACAAGGCACCCAAGTAGAATCTGAGAGTCGGGGTCGCCCTCGTCAAAGTCCCCCAGTTGATTTCCGAAATTCCAGACTTCGATGGGAGCAGTCAATGCTGCTTGGTAGAGTCCGGATAACCTGTGCAACTCATGTCGGGACTTTGTGTCGTCGCCCATGTATGAGGTCAATAGGACGTTTACATCAACCCATACTTCGAAGCAGCCTTGCAGCGGTCGGATGTACGGACCGTTTACTCGGGCTTCTATCCGGTCGGGAGCAGACAGGAAAGAGTCCGTTCGCTCGTCGATCCCCTCAATGAGGAAAGGGATGTCGCCTACGTCCACCTGACTTAAGTGATACGTGACAGAAGCGAAAATCCAGCGAGGCCAATTTGGATTAGCTTGCATTTGACTTTGCCAGATATTCTATTGTGGTCCACATGAAGTTCGGGTTGTCTTTGAAACATCCCAGACCCTTATTGCAATTCGTACACAGTAATCCGCGAACTCTCCCTGTTTTGTGGTCGTGGTCTACTGCAAACTTGTCAGAATCCTTTATACCAGAATTCTTGGACCGACATATTGCACATGCACTGCCCTGACGTGTCAACATTCGTTCGTAGTCGGCTTCGGTTATTCCGTACCGACGTTTCAAGTGCGAGGCTCGGGGCTTACCTCGTCGAGTCTTGCGATGTTTCTTACTACATTCCTTATCGCAAACCTTGCAGCAGGAACGTACACCTTTTCGATGTATGACGCTTCGATAGAACTCTGCCAGTGGTTTGGTTTGTAGACAACAAGGGCACGCCTTGCTATCAAGCTCTTCAAGCGATCGCAACACCTTCAATTTCGGGTTATGTTTTGAGCGACGCTTAGGCTTCGGCATCGGACCCCCACTCCACAAAGTTCTCAGCTTTCAACTTAAACACCTGCTGAGGCTTCTCACCAGTCAATGCTCTTGCTGTGACGATCCACCCCATGTCGAATTCGTAATCGTTCAAACTTTCGATCGCGTACTTTCGCCCTTGGTAAACGATCCAAGAACTGGTAGTCAGCGTCACACCGGGTAAGTCATCGCGGTCGATGAGGAAATTTCTTGCATCAGCTTCATAGTGACCCCCCTGAAGGATTGCTTTATTGGCCGAGATGATTGAGATCGTTCGGTGCTCAGCTTTGGATAGCCGGCTGGGCAGAACGATAGCTCGGTCAACTACGAAGACGTCAACTTCGGTGCTGACAGTGCCCTTCTGTGGGTCCGACTCGCTGCTAAGCAGTGTGTAGACATCAACCCGATCTCCGTACCTTCTCTTGAGGTCGTAGACGGTTCTTTTAATGAGCCGGGTTAACGTGGAGTTGCCAGTCATCCAGTCTCTTTTCCACGCGAGTTAGGACTTCGGTGTTCTTGGTCAGCTTTCCCAACAACGCCCCTCGAATCTCGTCCTCAAGAGTCTCGATGCGGATGCAATGGCGAATCTCTCGACGCCAGTCCTTCCACAAGAAGAACAAGAGAATGATGATCGCGGGGCCATACTGTTGCGCAAGCGTGACCAGATTTGACAGGTCGTGCATCGGGTTACCCCTTCCCAAAGAACGGCCCGCCCGGTTACGGCACCGGGCGGGCCAAAGGAATCGGGGATTAGCCGAGCAGCATCACGCCGCAGCGATCGTCCAGCACGGCGATCCCGGCCAACATGTCCATGTTGACCTTGATCCCGCCCTGATCGATGTCGTACTGGAACGACACTCGCATCGACAGGCCGTTGAAGTTGGCAACGCTGGACATCACACCGAGTGCGTTGTTCGGCACGGCAAGCGGCCGGCTAACCAGTGCCAGCGAATTCCGATGGAACGCGAGGTTGAACGAGCCGGTCGGGCCGGGGAAGGCCAGATCGTCGTTGGCCAACGCCAGTTCCAGCGGTCGATCGAGGTAGATCGTGGAGTCGGTCCCGTCGTTTTCCTCTTCGATGATCGTGTAGACACGGCGGCTGGCACCGGTGCCAAACGCGATCAACTGCCCGACCTTCGGAGCGACAGTCCAACCGTCGATCACGACACCTTCAGAGTAACCAGCAGCAAACGCGCCCTTCACGTCATACGATTTGTAGACGGTGATGACTGCGGCGGCGAGCGTGGAAAACTTGTTCGCCTCGTCCATCGTGACAGCGGTCGTGTCGCCCGCACCGGCCGTCACCGCGGTGATGTGGGTCGGCTGATCGTTTCCGGCAACCGTCGCGTACTCGCCAATGACCGCTTCGTAGCCAGTGATGACTACCGTCTGCGAACCCGCCTCTCCTGCCGGCTGCGCGTCCGTCACCGTCCCAGTCGCGACATCAGACGGGCTGGAAATCGACGGGACGTTCTGCGCGAGGAAGCTGTCGAAGCCGTGAATGCGTCCCAGACGCGCGTTCTCCAACGCCGACCCACCGTCGCCACGCTGTTCCGCGCTGACGAACAGGGTCGTCTTGTGCATCGGGGTTTCCGACCGCGGCGACAAGACCAGATACCGCGTGTCATCCGGGCATTTGTTGATGTTCAACTGCTCGCGGGCGTCAAGCACGAAATCACTGGCGTTCGTCTTGTCGAGATTGTTCAGACGGCCGGCACGGTTCGCAAGGTACTTGTGAACGTGGCCGACAAGGGCGCGATCGACGCCGCGAGCGAGGTTCTGAGCCGCCGGCAGCAGATAGACCTGCACCAGATCGGTGAAGCTCTTCGACAGTTCGGCGTCCTTGATCGTGAACGAAGACTCGAACCACTGGTCGAGCGGGACGTTCACGTTCGTGGACTTCGCGTCCTGCCGCTTGTAGGTCGTGGCATCGGTCTTCCGGCGAACCTTGAAGTCATCCGGCCGGCGGGTCTTCACGACATCTCCGAACTCGGAAATCTCAGCTTCGAAGGAACGATGGACAAGGTTCGCCATGACCATATTTTCTTCCAGAATCATCAGGCTTTCCTGTGCCCAAACATCCGGAATGAACGCGTCGTTGTTCCCGTCCGTCAGACTGGCGAACGAAGCGATCATGGCATGGGACAAGTACAGATTCTTCATCATCAACCCTTTGTTTGTTAGTTACCAGAGGCCGAGCAAGCTGGTCTTAGACTTGAAGACCTTTCTTCCGCGCCTCACGATAGGCAACGGGGTCTTCCGCCAGCTTCTTCAAATCAATTCTGCCGTCCTTACCCGGAGCAAGGCCGCCGGTTGCCGAATTCGAACCGATACCCGGCACTACGTTCGACTTGAACAAGTTACCGAATCGTGCAAGGTCGTTCTTCATGTGTTCGACGGCCTCAGCCGGCGATAATTGCAAAACGACCGATTCACCCGCATCGTTCGTGGTGTCAATATCCACGACCGGTTTGAATTTACCGCCCTCGTCTTCAATGAGTTTCGAGGTCGGTTTGAGAAGGGCAACGATCTGCGAGGCGCTGAATGCGTCCCCGGAAACCGCCGCGTCCTGCAAAGATCGCTCAATCATCGAGTTGCGGTATCTCGACTCCCACGTCTTTGCGGCTTCCTTTTGTTCTTCAAGCTCCTTTGTGTACTTCGTTTCCAGCTTCTTCTTCTCGTGCGTGGCTTGCTCGTCCTTGGTCCTGATCTGCTTCCGCATGTCCTCAAGACTCTCTTCGAGGTTTGCCCGCTCCTCTTCAGACAGCCCCTTGTTCTTTAGCGTCTCTTGCAGACGCGTTTCTACCTGCTTGAGTTTGGTTTGGTGTTTCCGCCTGTCGTCGGCAAGGAATTTGTTGACCTCATCCTGCGTGAAGGATTTACCTGCCGGGGGATCGTCAGCCGGGGGATCGTCAGCCGGGGGATCGTCGGCCGGGGGATCGTCACCGTCAAACGCAGCGATGAAGGGAAGAGACAGGTAGAACAGTTCGTCGAAACTCATTTGAAGCTCTCCCGATTTTGGTAAGGTTCCCGTTGTGCGAAAGTTGCTCGGTTACATTTTCGCTACGGTTGTGAATCTGCGTATCGCTTCATTAAGACACGCGAGACAATTTCAGGGTATTGTCGTCCCTCAAATAGGGCCGAATGAGTCTCCATGCCGTTGCACTAGGGACGCCGTTGATGAGATGTTCTGTTGGCACCGCGTCACGGTTATACGTGGTTCGAACCGACGAGTATCCTTCCGAAGTCACAGCCATGCTTTCGAGTTCCATCTCAGGGTCGCGACCATCGAGTAGATTGATGGAGATTTCGTAGGCGGCGATTCTGATGTCCTGCGGAACTTCGGTGTCTGTTCCGCGGGGGAACTCCAACGACTGTTCGGGGTCGGTCTTCTGACCTTTGAAGGCAAATCCATCAATGATGCGTGCCGATTGAATCAATGCGGCGTTTCGGTTTGGCGCGCTGGCGTTGAACCATACCGTCGAATGCAGCCGATTATCAAAGTACGATGTGGCCTCAAGGACTGTGCCGTAGAAGGGGAGAGTTAGCATTTAGAACACCCCCCATCGCGAGTAACTCAAGCCAGACAGGAATCGTGAGCCGCCGGCCGCTGCACCCGCACTGAGACCGGCAATCCGGGGGCTGATTGTTGAGCGAACCTGCCAGTACCGCGCGCTCGTGCCATCACCCGTGGTTTTCCACAACTCGTTCCCGTCCGGATCAAGTTTGGCAATGTTTGTCGCGACCCCGACCGCAAACATTGGGACGTAGAGATTCCCGTCTACGTCCAGTTCCAGTGCGCGGGGAGTTTCAGTTGCCGCGTAGCCCCACTGCTCAACACCTGCGGAATTGAATTTCTTGACGTTATCCGACGTGGTGTGCTGCTCAGCGATGTAAAAGTTACCGGCAGCATCAACGACAATCGCGGTGACAGTTACGGACGAGGGGCCGAATGAATTCAGCAATGTCCCATCGGTATCGAAAATCTTGACTCTGGGTTCCGCGACACTGTTTCCGACGACGTAGATTTTACCGTCGTCGCCAACATACACAGACTGCGTGTGCGTGCCGTAATCCATCGTCAGCAATACCGAAGTCAGAGCATTGTTGAATTTCTTGGTTGTGTCCGTGACGATCGTTCGGTCATAGGTCACATAGACGTTACCGGCCCCATCAACAAACACGCCTCTCGAATTCGCACCAGTGTTAGCTCGGATCACAAGGGTGCCGGTCGGGTCATACTTCGAGATTGACTGGTTGCTAAACAGAGAGTGTGCTACAAAGATGTTACCGTTGCTGTCGGTTGCAAGTCCGTGTGCTTGCGCCCCGATCGCGACCGGACCCCAGATCACGCTCCCATCAACAGGGCTGAGTTTGTAGAGGTTCGTACCAGCGACAAACAGGTTCCCGTCTTTGTCAATCGCACACGCGAAAGAATCGCCAACGTCTGCCGCCCACGTCTCGAACGTGCCGGTAGCCTCGGGTAGGGCAAATGCCCCAAAGTCATCGTTTTGGCTAACGACTAAAAGCATTTACAGGACCATCCAAGTCACGGTTTGATCGGCGGCCGTTGCGACAACGAACAGTTTGGACGGGTCGGACACGGGGATGAGAATCCCACCGGCGGGGACAAGCAGACCTGTCGCTGCGGTCACACCTACCCCGCCCACGTAAACGCTTTGCCCGGTGTCAACTGATGGAACAATCGCCACGCCATACACCGCGTGGCTCGTTTCGACAAGTTTCACCGCAGTCGCACCAACTGTGGTTTGACCGTGGCTGAAGTCCTTCACGCCGGACTTGACGACTTCGACTGCGGCAGACATCTTTGATCTCCAACTCAGCGGGGTTCACTACGTAGTGAACATTGAAAATAGACTCCCGATCGAGATCAGGAGTCGAGCCGATCGTCCATCGGCGGGGTTATTGGCCTTCGCCCCTGACCGGTTCTTTCCGATCGGGCTGTTCATCAACATTAGTCGCCGCGGCTCGTTCTTCCTCGCCCGACTTAGGATTCGGATCGGCGTCTGGATTGCCGCGGGCGGCCGGATTGTCCGGAGTCTGAGCAGCCTGAATCCGTGCGATCCGGTGAGCATGATCCTCACGCGCGGTGAGGTACTCGTCGTCCTTGAATCCAAGTGCGATAGAGCCGACCTGTTCACCAACCAACCCGCTTTTCACGGCTTCAAGAATCGTTTTCGGATCGGACGTGAGGTACGGCGATTCGTCGATCTCTTTGTTGATCTTGTTCAGGGTCTCGACCGAGATGCGACCGCTCATCAACGTGTTGATGACCGACTTGCTGATCTCTTTCTTTGCCGTCTGACTCGGGACTCGGAACATCAAGTCGGACAGCTTGTCCGCCTCTTCGATGCGATCGTTGTCGTTCTTCAGTGAGTAACGATCCGGGTATGTGATCGTTGGGATTCGACGGCGGGACACCTGCCGTTGCTCGTAGGCCGACCAGTGCTCGGCGATCTGACGCTCCGCTGTCTGCAACACAAGCCCGATGAAGGACAGTCCGGCTTCGAGTCCCTGATTGTCGATCGACTTCGACTCCGCAGACTGACGACTCGACAATGTCGCGACTGCGAGGTTGACCAGTCGTCGAATCTTCGCCTCGAATTTATCCTGCAATTCCATCGACGCCTTCAACGGGTCCGGCGACGGGTTGATGAACGCCGGCTGTGCGGCTTTCAGATCGTAATAGCGACCCTGCGTGGTGCCCACGCGGGCATCTTCATCAGCCGCGGTCTGACCGCCGGCTTCCGCAGTACCATCCGCAGTCGGGACTCGCTTCAGGTGTGAGCCAATCGCTCGCTGATCGCGTTGCTCCACGTAGAACGGGAAATTGCTTTTGAGGGCATACCAGATGTCGCTGGACGTAAGGTTCAGAAGGGCGATCTGATAGTCAGCGACGTCCTTGATGAGCGACCGTCCGAGGTCGATCAAGACGAACGGGATGCGATCGAGTTCGAGGTCGATCGGACCGCTCGGGTTGCCATCACGCCCGATCTCTTGACCGGACTTGTTGTAGAACTGAAGTCGAACGCGACCGTCTTCAAGCCAGAGCTTGCGAAAACGAGTCTCGATCCCTGATGGCATCAACGTCAGCGGATCGAAGCTGAGGCTCTGATCTCTCAGCATAATCGCTTGAAACTCTTTGGGATTCTCCGGGTCGTCCCTGCGCCAGTTAAGAATGCTCTCTAGCGGGTACGGGTACAGGTATGGTTTGGATGATCCACTGGCCATCGTCGGACCGACCACGGCGCTGTTATCGACGAACACGCCGACTTTGCCGAGGACGAGAAGGTCTGTGAGAATCTCGGTGCCGAGGAAGGCATTCATCGAGTTCCCGTTTCGATCGACCCCGCCCTTATTACCTTGGACGGCCTCTTGGTAACTCTGACTTCCATCGACGCGTGTGATGTCACGCATTCGCTGGAAGATGGAGTTTCGGATGTCGTCGATCGCCGCGCCGGCAAACCGCGGCACGGGTGTCAGTTTCTTCCGCAGTTGGAAATCAGATGCAGACTCACGAGTCGTGAACTGTTCGAGATACCGGTTTCGAAAATCGTCGCCGCCCTCGTATGTCAAACGCCATTTCGTCCAATCCAACGAGTCGCTTCTGACTGTCGGATGGATCGACTGAATGGCCGTGATGAATTCGCTCACAACTGCTTCTCGAAGTACAGTGAATCCTTCAGACCGAATTCACACCGGGGGTGATACAGTCGATAACCACACCGGATGAGGTTGTTCGCACTCGCGTAATTGTTTCGTTCAGTGTAGGTCACGATGCGATCATAACCTCGGCGAACGGCATACTGCTCTCGCACTCGGATGAATCGTCTCTGCAATCCAAAGCCGCGATGGCTCGGCAATACGCCGACTCGACAAAGAAACGCGACTTTTGGCTGCTGATAAAGGTGAAGGCCAGCGAATGCAATTGGCCTATAGTCCTCTGCGACCCACCATTCACTGTTCTCTTTGAAGCAAACGTCGCTGAACAGTTTCTCATCCAGCTTATGCAGCGTGGGCAATTCCTTTGCGAGATTCTTGACGTGCCGGATTTTCATAAGAACGCCTTAACGTCTTGCCCAGTGGTGATCGACTGCGCCAGAGGAAGGGCGATCTCAGCATACGTCAAACTATGTGCGTAATGGTCGGGGCCTGTTTCAACGTAAACAGCAACCGGAGACTCGGATTCCTTCTGTTTCTTTTCGTTCTTAGGTGACTCCGGCTTCTGATACGTTCTGACCGGAGACTTCAGGTGTTCGCGAAACTCGGCACTGATGTCTGCCGGTAAATGGATTCGTGTAGGGTCACTTTTGAAACGACTGAGCGTTGCTGACATCCACGACGTGCGATCTACCGTCACCAACGGGGCACCTGTGTCGCCATCCTGTTCACTCATTTCCTTCCCGGTCTGACCGCGACGATACCGACACAACCAGACGTAGCCGGGAAAACGCCTTGCGAAACGCCTCGCTTCATTGATCTGCGGGTCGGCGTCGATTACACAGGCGAGAATCTGAAACTCTCGCATCAACTCGTCCAAACGTCCCCAGTCGTCTTCCAGAAACTTGCCGGCGGCCAATACCTTTGCAAGGGCTGCCGAGTTTACGTCGTAACCGGGATCACCTTGGATCATCCACTCAACAATAGTCCAATAACTCCATTTCCCCTGATCGACTCCAAGAGTAATGAGACGATCGCCGCCGACTCTCGGCCGTGGGGCGTCCATCGTATGGGGACGTACCGATCGACCAATCATTTCATCCGTGACTTTGGCACCGTCGCCGATGAACGGCAGGCCGAGCTTGCTGTTGTGGAATTCTTTGTTCGCGTACTCGTCACCCAGTCCGCGGAAATGCGCTACCGCGATCTCGCCCGGTGTGACCGTGAACGAGTACAACTGGCTGATCGCGAAGCCGCGGACGTCGGTATTCGCGTTGGAGTTGTTGGCGACCCACTTGGCCGTTGACAACCACTCCGGCTTCGCCTCATGCGACAACTTGTTCTTGCATTCCTTGCACTTCAGGTATGATTCATGGCAGCGAGGGTCGCCGATAAACTCGCCGATGACTTCAATGCAGTCCGGCCAGACTAGCTCAGTCCATCGCGAGCACGACGGACATCGGAAGTTGAACGTCTCTTGAGTCGAGTCCTTATAGAGCAGGTCGATACCCCGCTCCGGAATCGTCGGCGTCGAGAGGCCGAATACGTTCTTGATCTTCTGACCGCTCAGACGTTCGAGAGCAAGCCAGATTTGTCGTTGAGCCATTTCATCGACTTCGTCGAGAATTAGCTCGCTGACGGGGATCGACTTCAGGTTCGAGTCGCCGCGACTCCCGCGGATGTAGAGGGTATTCGACCCGGCCTGCTTCAGATTGATCGCGTTGGTGTCTGTGAACAGCCCCTTGAGGTAGGGCGACTCGGCCAACGCCGTATTGAATCGTGCCTTCGAAAAGTCGCCGGCGTTCAACGTAGTCGGCAGAACGTAGAGAACATCTCGCTTCAGTTGATCGAGCGTGTAGAACGCTCGGTTGATCGCGACTTCCGTGACGCCAAGCTGCGCGCCCTTACGGGCATAGTTGAACGGTGCCTTTGAATTGTGCATCTCGGCACACCACGGGTGGTACTTCGTGGTGTACGGGCCGGGAAAAGGGTGTCCCATTACCCGGCGATAATTGGCCCATCGAAGGCAGGTCGTGAGAGTTCGGGTCTTGAGTCCGTCGATGATGCTGGCTCGAAAATCGTCGAGCAATTCGGCGGACATTGGGTTTTGGCTTCCACCCGGCTTGGTCCGTAGTTGTTGAGGATTCTGCCGGTAACGTCCTCAAAGTTCATGTCAGTCAGCGCCGACTTCGGGAGAGTCTTGCGTTTCATCCTCGTCTCGATATTTGATTGCGATCCTCGGCTGATCTTCCTCGGGCGGGGCTGGTTCACCGGGCGGCGGTCCGTCATGGTCCCCGTCATGGTCCCCGTCATGGTCCCCGTCATGGTCCCCGTCATCCTCGGGCGGGGCTGGGTCACCCGGCGGCGGCGAATGAAGCACATGGGCGTCACCCACCTGCTCACCACGAGAATCGCATTGCCATGCCGTGACCCATGCGTCTGTGACGTCACCGACTTCGAAGTCTTTGTGGTAGTGTCGGTCGATCATAGAGTTGATCGGTTCGGTAAGCGGGTACTTCACGGAGACACATACCAGTGGTCCGGGTACGTCTTTCAGATCGACTCTCATGGTTACTCCAAGTCAAAGCTGGCGGTTACCCACCCAAGGTCGAGTGTGATTTTTTCCGGCCCGGCAGTCACCGACTTCAGGTACTTACTGAGAAGGCCGCTACCGCGGTAGCACACTAGCGGCTGTTGATCGAATGTGACAATGAGTCGCTGATCCACGAACTGGTAGTGGATGGTGTTAGGGGCGAAAACGTCGATGGACAAATCGTCGTTAATCGGTATGTTGACCTTGGCGTTCTCCGCGTCTAGTCGCAGAGAACCCTTTTGACCAAACAGACCAATCGCTGCTTTGATTTTGTCGATCATGTCTCGCGGCAGCGTCCCCAGTTCTTTATTGACCAGCTTCACAAAACTGCCCCCGCGATGACTTTCAACACGGCTGTGAGCGGCACGATGATGAGGAGTGGAGCACCGAAAAATGCAGTCAAGACAACGCCCGAGACCGAGATGAGTCCGATCACGATAGTGCGCGCCCAAGGAATCGGCCCTTTCTTCAGATTCAACAGGGCCGTATATTTGGTGCGTGTGGTCTTCAACGCATCAATGATCTCGCCCCTCGGTACCCAATAGGATTTCGGCGGGGTTTTACCGATGGTGCCCCACGTGGACGACGAAAGCAGACCAATCACTTCACCGCGATCGTTCAGCAGCGGCCCCCCAGAGTTGCCGGGGATGGTCACGTGGTTTGTGACCAGAAACCCGCCTTTGTCCTGACCCAGATATCGGACTTCGGAGATCGTGTAGATGCGTCGGTGTTCACCACTACCGGCGGGGTAGCCGAGTGAGTAGACGAGATCATTGACCTTGGGCAACAGCTTGGCGAGCTTCAGATACGGGAACATGCCGGGTTCCACTGCGGCAAGAATAACCGGACCCTCACCTCTGGACTCGAAGATGCGGGCGACGCTCACGGTTTGGCCGTCGATCGTCAGCGTCGTTTTCTGGGGGACTCGGCAATGCTTGACCGTCAGGAAAATACCGGACGGGTGGATGCAGACGCCGGAGCAACCGCCGATCTGCACAACGGCACTACGCCAGTTCGCAATCGAGGTCTCACCCTTGCTCTTGTGGAACTCACCGATTTCCCATTGGTCCATGTACCCGGTGCGACGGCTGATCTCTTTGCCATCCACGGTCAAGATGAACGTCGGCAGGACGCGAATGTCGTACTTGTCGAACGTGGCCTCGTCGGAAACCTCGCGGATGTGCTTCTCGGTCCAACCCGCTTTGCGAAGCAGTGCGAGCGGGCCGTTTTTGAACCTCTGGCAGGCTTGGCACCAACCCGCAGTGAAGAACAGGATTGTCTTCTCGGGCTGTCGCTTCTCGGCCGGCTTCTCGGCCGGCTTCTCGGCCGGCTTCTCCTCTTTCTGGCTCTTTACCGGCTCCTCACTCTTTACCGGCTCTTTCCGATCGGGTTGAGAAACGAACGAACTGGTAAGGCAGACGGCCCCGATCAGGGTCGCGGCGATGGCAAAGCGTCTCAGCATGGCAAACCTCTGTGTGATGCTGCGGCCGATGGTGCTGACCGAGTGGGACGCGGCAGGCAATTGCGGCTCAGCGTCCTCTGAAGCGGCGGTAGCGGGGAGCGGCGTCATCGGCCGCAGCGGTGTTATGCGGAGTATTCGGTGAGCCAACGCTTCAGCGTCGCAAGGCCGGGAACGGCAACGCCCATGACGATCGGCGACAGCCATCCGTAGTCGATCTCGACGACGAACGTGGATGCCCACGTGACGAGGGCGAGAGACGCGCCGATGGCAGCAGCTTTGGCGATGGCCGGCAGGTCAGCTTTGGTGAGTTTGTATTTGGGCGACATTGGTCTCTCCGGCCAGAACTGGGACAAGTTTCTCGATGAGTTGGTCAATCACGTTTTCGTAGTCGGGCAGACCCTGAAGTTCGTTCACAATCACTTCGCAGAGTTTGCGGCCGAGTGCCAGCACGGTTGTGCGGGCGAGTAGACTTCCGAGCGACTGTTCCATCGTGTGGCAGGTTTTGACGAGTCGCTCGATCGTCAAAAGCAGTTGGTTGATCGGGGCGCAGGCAGTGAGCAGTTCGGCATCATTTCGGATCAGATTGAAGCGTTTTTCGACAAGCAACCGAGCCATTGCGATTTCGTCGCGAAGCGACTTGATGCTATCGTGCTCGGCGAACTGGCTGAGTCTGACGCGATCATCGATTTTGGTCAGCAGGTACTGCCGTTGCTCATGGGCAACAAGTTGCGTCCGCGGGAGATGGGATTGGCATCTGGCGTGTCCGGGGACGGCGTCTTCGCCGCATTGGCTCGTTCGGCCGACGTGCTGGCATCGGTTTGATCGGGCCGGGTCGTTCATGCTTCGAGCGGTACGTAGCGGGCTTCAGTTCGCTTGATTTTGTCGAGAACTTTCCAAAATTGTTGGCCGATCCACGTTTTTGCAGAATGTTTGAACCGGTCATACTTGTGGCATTTCGACAACACTCGGAGCCATGTCTCTTGAACCACGTCTTCAACGTGGGATGCCGGGGAATTTTTTCGAGCGAGGTTCTGAACGTAATCGCCGAATTCCTTCACCACAAAATCGATCAAAGCAGGGTCACGTGAGTTGGCGTATTCCCACAGGAACAGATCAGCGGTCTCACACTCACGGCGGGGTGGTGCCTCGGCTTGTCGTTGGGACCACTCGGCTTCGTAATCTGGCATGTATCTTACCCTCTACCCTATAGGGGTCGGATTAAAGTACGCGTCGATTCTCGATGTAAGTCTTTTGTTGATGGTAGATCGACGCGTCAATTCTCGACATAAGTCCTTATATGTAGTACACAGACCGATTGTTAAGACGCTCAACAATCTTTTCATTTTCTGGAAATAGTTGGGCTTTTCGACGCGTTGAAAGTCATAAGGTACTTGCTAGTTTCTGATTGTTGTTTTCGACGCGTTGAATCTCGTCATAAGTCCTTATTTTACTTGATATGCGTTTTAAGGCCCCTAGCGTCCTCTCTAAGCGGTGACAGGCAGCAAGATGACTCAGGTCTCATCTTTTCGGATATTGGTCCTCAGCGAAGCTGCTAGGGGCCTTAGAACGGATGCTAGGCTCACGTCGCCAATCACCGGGGCGTCCCAGCAGGCCCAGTAGTGTCCCTTCCCGGACGATAATTCTATCGATATTGGATGGGTAGAGACTTGGTGATTGATGTAAGTTGATTAGTTACCTCTGTTTATAACTTAGCTTGTGGTGCAGATTCCGGACGTTGGACGATTTTTACCTACTTATCCGTGTATGGAAACCTTGTAGCCGCTCTAATAAAGTCTTATACAAAGAAAAATAGGGAAATCGTCCGATCGTCCGCGCGACGCGTCGATCGACCTAACTCCCGACAGGCAGTTATTCACAGTCAATCGACGCGTCGCACGGACGATCGGACGCGCGACGCATCGATTGACCTAACTCCCGGCAGGCAGTTAAGCACGGTGAATCGACGCGTCGATAATGACCTGAAACGCCTAACCTGACTGTCCGAGGGCGAGTCGCTGGGTTGCCGCTGGGCGGTCGCCGTCCGCGGATTTGACCCACCCACCGGACCTCGCCGGCAGACTTTTGGCTCGACCGGAGTCTGGGTGCCGCTGGGTGCCGCTGGGTGCCGCTGGGTGCCGCGGGCGGCAGGACCGTTCGTCGGGTCGGCGGTCTCTGAGCCTGCTGGGCTGCCTGAACAGGACCGACCGATCGACGCGTACTTTAACGCGCCCCTTGACGTTTCGACGCGTCGATCCTTGTCGTAAGTCTAATGGATACGTCAGAGTCGAAAGGGCAGGCCGTTTCGCGGCCGGGATACCGGATGGTCGGGATCGCGGTTTTGACCCGCCGGGTTCGCGTGCATTTTCGGTGCATTTTCTGTGCATTTTCAGGCTGCAATCCCTTACATACCAATAGGTTACGTTGCCCTCTCAATTGATTCCCTGTCAATTGCTGTTCGGATCAGGCTGGACAAGACACCGTGTCTTTTGTACTACCATATACTGATGAACAATCTAGTGGACTACCTTGGAAACCCCGCGCTTCAACCGCGCGTGAAAGTTCCGGGTGTATCAATTATACTAATTAGATGCTATATAGCATCCTAAGTCCGATGCTATGTAACATCCGCATTGGTGACTTAGTACCGTGGATAATAAGTGCATTTAAGTACCTTCCATCGAACAACTTACGTCAATTCCATTATTGTAGCCAAATTCCATTTGACAACGATTCCGCTTGAACTAGAATTGAGTGTTCGGTGACAGTCTTTTCACTCAATCAGGAACATCACAATGACAACGTTCGGTCAACGCGCTTTTGAAGTGGAATGGTGCAACAATCTCCCCTTCGATGAATGCGGGGATGGCGACTTCGATCATGCCGATTGCGTTTCCAAAGTTTTCCGGACGAAAGAGTCCGCGCTTGACTATGCTCGCAAGGTTTTCCCGCTGGACGTCTTCGGTTCCGTTAGTATTCGGGAAGTCGAATATACACAATATGAACCCGGATTCCCCGGTGGGTATTGGGATGCCATCGGCAACCCTGAAGAATTCGACGGAAATAATCTGAATTCCATTTGACACCGATCACACTTGACCTAGACTTCATTAACTTCAACAAAAGGAATCAAACAATGTTTCTCGCAATCGCCGCAATCGCCGCTGCCGCTTATGGAATCTATTCGTGCATCGATGGTTTCAAGTGGTATTGAAATCCAACCGAGTTCAACCGAAACATCCAACCGAGTTCAACCGCCGGGAGTTTTAACCAACAATGAAACGCTATCGAATCCGATTTGACGATGAAGAATCCGACGGCTGGAACATGGATTGTCCAGCCGACTCCGAACTAGATGCAATCAATGAGCTACTTGCGTGTCATTCGCCGAAAGTAATTCACATCGTTGCAATCTGGATTGTTCCTGATGGCAAACCCTATCGGAACGGTTGAATTCTCAGAATTCCATTTGACCCCGGTCAACCGCGAACTAACCTTTAGTGTTCGCAACGCATCCTTCAACCGCCGGAGTTCAACCGATGAAAATGCAAAACATGGCCGATGAAATCGAATTCGCCCGTCTGATGGAAAACCTGCGCTTGGCAAGTCATAACCTTTATGAGTTCGTCAAGGCGCACGGTTGCGAATTCGACATTGATTCAATGCGGGAAACCGATTCCCACATCGATCAAACTCTCGACTATCTGACAGGTAGTGAATTCTGACTATCAACGCATCATTCAACGCAACCCGCAACCGGGAGAATCCAATGACCATTTCCGCCAGCTACGAATTCGATTGCAATCTGTATCGTCTCTATCCAATCCCTCAACTCAAAACCGCTTATCAGTCTGCATTGAACCGCATGACGGCAAACCCACGGGAAGCAATTGCGGTTTCCGCGATGCTGGCCGTTGCATCAGAAAGGGGAGTGATTCTTTGACCGTCTACCAGAAGCTAAAAGCATTCGCCGACAATCACCACGTTTCTACGGCCCCCTCTTGGCGCAGCGGACGAATCGTAGTTCACATTCCCGTCATTCATTCAACAGGAATCGAAACTATCGAATCGGTCCATTGCGCCAACCTGTCACAATTGAAACTGGCATTGGGCTACTGAAATGAACATTGCAATCGTCCTGTTCTGCGCGTTCCTTCTTCCGACCTTCTACCTTTGGGTAATGGACCGATGACACAATCACAACTCCAATGGATTTGTGACACGATCCCAGAATTCGGGGAATTCTGGAAGGGTTACATTCAGGCGATGGGGTTTACCGCGCATGAATGGATTGAGGGAGACCAAAACCCCGAACCGCTATTCCCAGCTATGGGCGAATTCGGCCATTCGTGGAACGTATGGGATGAAATCGAATCTCTCGTTTCGGCCGATCAATTGCAGGAATTGTTCTCTGATGCGTTCGCATTCTGGAATGATGCGAAACATCTCATCGACGACCATGAACAAGCCGGAACCGATTTCCATTTCACGCGCAACGAACACGGCGCGGGATTTTGGGACGGGGATTGGCAACACGGCGACGAACTAACGGCAATGTCGAAACCATACGGAACATGCGAAATGGAAGGAACCCGCGTTTACGGTGAACTCACAGAAATCTATTTCGGGGAGTAACCAATGAAACTCACGCTTGATTCTTCAACCTATCTCATCCGGCTTGTGGCCGATGATGGTCGAATTGTTCCAATTCAGACAGACTACGACTATCCCTCAGTCGCCCGATATTTCGGATGGAACATTCGGCGAGTTAGCAGACGGCCGCGGGATTGACCTAGTGGAACGAATCGGCGAATCACTCGACGCGTTACCGCCGCTTTCCCTACGTCACCGATGCGGGCACAACGGGACTGATGGAACGATTGATTGCCCTCAATGCGGATTGTCCGCGGGCGATTTCATTCGGGCCGCGCACACATTTTTGATCGAAAACGACGGCGCGGAAATTGTTGATCCGGGATACTTAAATTGATTGGAGAAAACAATGAAACTCACGAATCCGACCGGCCGGAAAACCGATGCGCGCGTTCTGACATTCGGCCAGCATGCGTTTTACTTTTCCTACGAAATGTGCATCGGCTATAGCGGCCCGCTGGGAAACGTGCGCCGGGAAAACGTATGGGCTCAAACCACGGGCCGACATATCAACGAAATGGGACTGAGAAACTTTCCGGTTGACGAATCCGGATTGCAAAACCGCATTGCGACGTTTTCCAGCGTATCAACCGCCGCGCTAACCTGAATGGTGAGAATACTAACGATGAAACAGTCCGAATTCAATTCCCTTTGCGGGGAGCTGTTGATCGATCCGTCAATCGCGTTAGAGAATGACAACGTGCGAGATGTACTCGCGAATCGGGAATCGAGTGAACGTATTCGCGAAATTCTGGAAACCGAATTCTGAGGGGAGAATCAAATGAACGAACAAACCATCCGGGAAGAATTTGAGAATGACGGGGGATTCCCCACACTGATTGCCGATATCCTCACGCTATCGGCCGATGTTGAGCCGGAAATGGTTGACCCCGGTTGTGATGAACCGACAATCGATTGTCGTCTGAACTATCAACCCGGAAGGGGATTCGCATTTCTAACGGGCAATTCCCAATACGATCAAGACCATCGGGGATTCTGGGGAAGTTCATGCGTTGGCGCGAATGAGGATGAAGAATCCGCGCGGGACATTGCATCCGACTTGTTCGATCAAGTTGTGGAACACGTAGCACAATCTGAGGAATGGGAACAATGAAATACGCAAACATCGGTCCGCTTGACAATCGACCGGGAACGTTGTCCGAAGACTTGGAAACGTTGCATGACGAATTGGAATGGCAATTGTCACGCAATGAACAAAATCATGCTGACATGCTCGACACAATCCGGCGCGCTTACGATCATGCGCTTGATGAATGTTGGGATGAATTCGGTAATGTGATTTGCGATGATGCGCGGAATCTATATCACATTGAGCAATTGACCTACGCGCTTCAAGAATTCGCGCCCCCATATTGCGTGTTTTGCGAATCCGCCGACGGCTACGGGTATTTTCCGGACTGGTGCGCGCTAGAAGAACTCCCGAAAGTTTCTTGCAACGGGTTTCAGGAAACGGGCGAACGGCCAAAATCTGGCGAATACGTTTTCGTGAATGACCACGGAAATACGTCGTTAATGTCCATTGATGATGGATCGGAAACCGAAATTTGGTCGATTGTCTGATTCGCACACCTAATTTCAACCTACGGGGAATGACCAATGACGAAAATCGCCTTGATCGGTATTTGATCGATCTTGAAAGCGACCGGGATGATTACATGACCGATAGTCCCGCGGAAATGACATCCGGTTTTGATCCCTATTGTCCGGACTACATTGTAGAAGGTCGGAACTATTGGTGGAAAATCGAACCCGCGTTTCTTGGCAATGCGAGCGAACCGTTCGATATCGAATCACTCGGATACGTCGAATTCGCGCCGCCGGAATTTTCAATCTGCAAATTGTTCGGAGAATCCGTTGACCCGTTGTCATTCCACGTTTGATCCCAATTGGAGAATCTAATGACCTACGCATGCACGTTCATTGAAAAGACGGTTTCCGTCGATGATTATGAAACCGGTTGCGAACTACAATCGTTTTGCATCATGGCTGATCCCGTCAACATTGTTGCCGATTCCATTCCCAAATTGATTGGAGCAATTGGGGATTATCTTGGAATTGACATTCAAGATTGTTGGGTTCCCGATTTTCCCGCGAACCGAATTGGGTTTAACCAATGCGAAACTGTTGAGGGTTATGCACCGACCGAAGGTCAAATTGCGCGATGGAAACGCGGTGATTGCACGTTGTATCTCGCCGATTATCATTTTACAATCGAACGTCGTGAAGTTTCCCCGATCCCTGAAACCGATTTTGCGGGAGTGAAATTTCATCAATGAAACCCCATTACATAGGGCCGCCGCGGGACTGCTCACCGTCTGCCGGGTCGCCGGGTCGCCGGGAAGTTCCGGTCGCCGGGTCGCCGGGTCGCCGGGTCGCCGGGAAGTTCCGGTCGCCGCGGGATCGCAGGCCGGTCGCCGGTCGCCGGTCGCCGGTCGCCGGTCGCCGGTCGCCGGTCGCCGGTCGCCGGTCGCCGGTCGCC